TATCAGGTATCAGAAGCATTAGATAAAGTTATATCAGGCAGTGGAAGAACGTTCTACGCAAGGATAAACGGAATATCAGAAGGAATCCAAGAGATAGTGCAAACAAATTTTTCAACCCCTGATAGCTATTTTTATGTGGGTGGAGCTACAGCTTCAAAAATAGAAGTATCTATGTTTACAAAGTCGCAAGATTTTGTAAAAGGTACGGAAGTAAGACTTGAAATAGGAGCAACAGCTGATGGCACTATAGAATGGATACCAATGGGGTATTTTACGATAAAAGAGCAAAAAAAAGACCGAAATCTGCTTACTTTTACAGCATATGATAGGCTAGAGTCAAAGTTAGCTAAAGCGTATAAAAGCAAAATCACAAGCTATCCAGTAGAAAGTAAAGAATTTTTAACTGATATAAGCGAACAGACAGGTGTTGAGTTTGACACAAGCAAATTATCTGATAACCTGATGATAGATAAAATATTGACGGTTAACGACCAGTCGGGAGAAAAAACATACAAAGAGCCGTTTGACGGTTTTACGATGCAACAGGTGGTTGGATACATCGCACAACTCCATGGTACATTTGCTATATGCGATAGAAACGGAAAAGTAATGTTTAGATGGTATGGAGCGTTAGCAACTGACCACCCAGGAAAGATAGGCGATACAGCAGGTAGCTATTTAGAAGACCAAAACTTATCATTTATCTATAATACAATCGAATTTTTAAAAGAATCACACACATATCTAATTAAGACCAATAGATATTTTGATGATCTGCTACAATCAGAAACGATGTGCCAAATTTCAGGCATCAGCTGTGATACAGAGAACAATCATTATGAATCAGGAACAAATATAAATACAAATTTAAGCAATCCAGTAATGACACAGGAATGGCTCGATAAAATCCTTGAAAAAATAAAGGATACGAGGTATTATCCAGTGTCATTTTCATTTATGGGAGATCCGAGACTTGACGTAGGTGATGTCGTTACAATAGTTGATGCTAAAAATAATCTTATAGATGTTCCAGTGATGCAGCACACCATTACATTTGATGGTGGCTTACTGTCGGAAGTGGCATCTTATGGATTTGAAGAAAAAGAGGTGAAAAGTCCATCTGAAATAGCGTTGCAACGAGTTAAAGATGACATTCTCAGCCTTCAAGAAATTACGGCAAAAAAAGCCACATTCAATCAGCTAAACGCTATAGATGCAAAGATCACCAACTTGCAGGCAAGCACAATCACGGTAAATGATGCAAATATATTATTTGCCAGACTTGATAAAGCAAATATTCAGCAGGGTTGGATAACAAGTGTAATGATTGGTGATGCGCAAATTACCAATGCAAAAATTCAGGATATGTCTGCTGATAAAATAACAGCAGGCGTTATAGATGCCTCAGAGGTCTCTATCATCAATTTAGATGCTGCCAGTATCACCGCAGGCACTATTACTGGACTAGATGCATTTTTTAATAAAACCTTTAAGGTAATTAGTCCAACGTCAGATACAGAGGAATTTATAATTAGTGCAACACCAGAAAGTGTTATGATCGGTACGAGAATGAAATCTGGTGAACTATATCTGCAAAAAGCAATGATAAGCATTGGTGATGAAGATATGGCTATAATAACAAAAGGCTATTTACGTTTAACTGGTTCACAACACCTAAGCCTTACATCAGCGAATGATATAGTGTTATTCCCTGGCGTGTCAAATAGTGAAAAAGATGTATACATCAACGATGGCTCAACCAATAACGCAATATTGCATGTTGGAAACTTTGAAAATTTAATAACAACAGTTGAAAATTCTCGAAACTCAAAAAAATTGAGCGGAATGGAAATAGTTGATATTTCAAAGAATATTTCGAACGCAATTCCATGGATTGACCAGACTGGTGTGATGGAGATTGGAAAATATTTGGATTTTCATGAGTGGAACGCAGATACTACTGACTTCAGCGCCAGGTTGGAAGTTTTTGAAAAATCGTTACGAATAACCGCAGGAATAACTACTGCGCTAGACCTTAATGGAGTTGGGAATGCATCATATATAAAATTTAGTGGAAGTGGAACAACGCTAGGATGGATTGGCTTAAACAGGAAAGATGGATCGCTGATGTTGTATGACAGCAGTGAAAAGGAATATCGCATATTAGACGAGACATCTATATCGTTTGGAACAGCAGAGCCGATTAGCAATGGAAGAAAAGGCGATATCTATGTTCAGACATCTGATAGTGGAAATGGATGGAAAAAAGCTGTTGCAATTTATTATTATTCCAACTGAAATGATAGGGAACACCCTATCATTTCAAATTATTAAGATAAGAATCTTTTCTCTCGCAAACAGATTGCTTTGCTTGCTGTATTGATTCTTCTAAATGTTTCAAGTCAGGCTCTATAAAAGCGTCTTTAACCTCGCCACGTGCCTGCCGAATCAGAAAATTGTCGAGATATGCTTGAGCTGACGTTATACGGTCAGCAAGCGGCAACTTGTTCAATGCTGTAAGCATATCAAGCTGTGCGTGCCAATCAGAGCCGGTATCGCAAAAGACATTGTAATACAGACGTTTCAGATACGCAGCGTCTTCATGCTTTAAGTATTCCTGCAGAGCAGACAGTGTCTCACTATCTTTTTTAGGGTGATAAATACGTTCATACTTATTAGGGTCATAGATAGCCATAAGACATTTTTCTGCATCGACACCACATCTGTCAAACCACTCTAGCAGCGCTGGGAAATCTGGTGCACCAAGACCATTCTCCCAATTTTTTATTGTTCCTACACTCTTTCCAAGTGCTTTTGCTAAATCCATTTGTGACAATCCTGCGCTTTTGCGCACATAAATAATGACTTTTACAAGCCGTTCAGTATCAGCTACTCGATTTCTCATGTCAAAAACCACCCTTCATATTCGTTCAAAATGTCATTTTTACAATAAATTGTACTTTAGCAAAAACAAAAAGTATAATTTATTGGCTACATCAAACAAAAGGTAAAGTCAAAGTTTTCTGGCACTTAAAAATTTGGAAAATAGCCAAAAAACTTTGACCGAAAAAAATGTGAACAAAGTCAATACAATTGTAGTCACCAGTGCTATTATCTATACCATAGCAGAAAAGAGAAAGGAGGCTACTAATGATGACAGTTTACAACTGCAAAGTAACAGAGTCAATGGTTAATTTTGCCATTATTCATGGCAAATTACTAGACAATTTTACAACATTAGACTGCTTGGAGAGTGATTTTTGTTCAAACACCATCGAGACAAGCCGCCTAAGTGGAGTAAATGATGAAATACCAATAGCCATTGCAAAGGATAAAATCGGAACTTTGAAGCGTCAGGATGAAGTGACAGTGATCGGAGAATGGCGAAGCAAGAATTATTACACCAGTGACGGCAAAAGACATGTACAGCAGTACTTTCTGGTTCGTGAAATCAAAGTAGAAAGTGGGGAACATCGAAACCAAATTACATTGACTGGGTATTTATGCAGCAAACCGATATATCGCACAACACCATTAAAAAAGGAGTTATGTGAACTTATAGTTGCTGTAAATCGTTCATATGGCAAGAGCGATTATTTACATTGTATTGCTTGGAATCAGCTTGCTCGAAAGGCATCAAATTTAAAGGTTGGGGACAAAATTAGACTGTCTGGAAGAATCCAGAGCAGAACGTATATTAAAAGAGAACATGAAACAGAAATGGTTAAAGTTGCATACGAAATTTCTGTGGATGCATTTGCAAAGGAAAGGTGATTATATGTGTGATGTGGTTAGACGTTTTTTAGATAGTATTGCAGAGCTAAAAGGCAACGAATATGTAAAAAGAGCGATTACGTATATGTCCACGTTCATTCCAGAAGGAAAACGTAACGAAATGGAATTGCTTGATTTTTTGTATCAGCTAACAGATAGAGACGATGTAAAGAAATATCGCTGTGAGCTGATCGCGCAGGCAATGACGAGAGAATAGAAGAAGAAAGAGAGGGCAATGAATGGCAGAAAGCAGAAGCGAAAAGGATATTGATGCGGATGTTGAAGAAGCAATGAAGAAGTACTACAAGAAAAAAATCAGAGAGATCTTGAGGAATGAGGAAAGACTAAGCACAATTAGAATTGTTTATTATATCTTGACAAAATAAAAAGAGGGCATCCAGTAATGGGTGTCCTCTTAATGTTTTACTGGGCTGAAACAATTTTATCATTCTGCTCTAAGATATCAGACGCATCTTTCCATGCATAGTTAATTTGAATCGTACTTGGAGTAGCAGCATCTTTACCGTAATCACAAGAATGGATTGATAAGATGCAGGTTTTTGTTTCCCAAACAGTAAAATGACCATCATAGAGATTAAATATAAACGAATCACCTTTAGTCGAGAAAGAATCTTCGTCATAATCCTGTGAAGGTTCGCCATAAGTAGCTGTTAATTGCTCTTTTAAATCATTTGCCATTGGGCTAACATCATTTGTATTAAATTCGTATGTAACACCGTACAGCATAGCATTTGCCACATTATAGTCAATTACACCGTCTGCTGAAGGGCAAACAAAATACGCATATACAGAAGATGTTGTATATCCAAAGGCTGGCTGCTGATAGTTTGAAGCGAAAGCACTTGCCATAAAACCAGTCGAATCATAGTCAACACCAGTAATTCCACCATAGATAATATCATCAACTGAATAGACAGGAAGCGCCTGATCTATAGATGCTTGGAGGTTAAGTTCTGGTGTTAAGCTCTGCACACTCGCAAAATTTGTTCCCCAAGGGATATCCTTGAACAGGATATCACCGTCTGGGAGTTCTGCCTCGGTTTCTGCCTCAGAACTCTCTTCCTCATCACCCTCAAGCAATTCATTATATAGTTTAAGAAGATCGTTGTAGTCTTTGAGCAATTCATTATACTTTGCTTCATAATCAATAGTTTCTGCTTCTGTCTCCACTTCGCTTTCTGCAAATACTGGCACTGCTTGCAATGCCATACAACTACACAGTACAGCTACAAATCTCTTTTTCATGTCCTTTTCTTCCTTTCTTTTTGTGCTTGTGTTGCACTATGTAAATAGTATAAACAGGTTTTGACAAAATAGCAACTAGAAATTCACCTTGCATGTAAAACAAATGGGTATCCGCATTACGGATACCCACTGTCTGGTTAATTAGTTTTGTTTGTTGTTGGTGTCTGGTGGAAAGATGATGTCTTTTCCTGCGAGAAGAGTATCAAGCACTTGTTCCAATTTCTCCCAGTCTGAATCCTTCATTTGCGCAAGATAAAGGATTAGACGTTTTTTGAAATTTTCATCTCCTGTTATTGCAAGCGTGCTAAGAAATGACTCAATCTCTTCTGATGGTGTAAGACCCTTGAACATATCACCTTCTCCGGTAAGGAGCCAAGTTTTGTTGATAGAAAATTCTTTGCAAATCAAGTTTATAGATCGCTCTGACAAATTTCGTTTTCCACGTTCTACTACGGCAACTGAATTTTGCTTCAACTCGATCCTTTCTCCAAATTCTTTTTGGCTAAGGGAATAATATTCTCGAATCTCTTTTATTCTTTCGTTCATTGTGTTCACCTCCTTTCGATACAAATTATACAGCACAAATATCACTGAGTCAATAAAAAAATAAAAAAAATATCACCAAGTACTTGACAAATGTATTACTGAGTGATATAACATAATCACTCAGTAATAGTAAGGAGATGATGCAATGGACTTAATCAGAATCAATTACGATTCCGAAGTTCCTACAGTTTCGGCAAGACAACTGCATGAGGGACTTGAGATCAATACAAGATTCAACGATTGGTACAAGCGTATGTGCGAATATGGTTTCGCTGAAAATGTGGACTATCAAGCTATTACTCAAAAAAGAGTAACAGCTCAAGGCAATGAGACAACATTCATGGATTATCAAATCTCCATCGACATGGCAAAGCAGATCTGTATGATTCAGCGCACTGACAAGGGCAAGCAGTACCGCCAGTACTTCATTGATCTCGAAAAGGCATGGAATACACCAGAACAGGTGATGGCAAGAGCCTTAAAGATTGCCAACAACGAGATTGATAAGCTCAAGGCAGAGAACAAGGTACTGATTGCAGACACAGAACGCATGAAGCCTAAAGAAATCTTTGCGGATGCAGTGGAGTCTAGCAGGACCTCAATTCTGATCGGAGATATGGCAAAACTGATTTGCCAGAATGGTCACGAGATCGGGCAGAACAGACTCTTTGAGTGGATGCGCCAAAATGACTATCTTATTAAAAGTGGCGGCAGTAAAAATATGCCGACACAGAAGGCGATGGAACAGAAACTCTTTGAAGTTAAGGAACGTACCGTTGTGAATCCGGACGGAAGTGTCAGAATCACAAGAACAACGCTTGTAACTGGAAAAGGACAAATCCATTTTATTAACAAGTTCGCCAGGATGAAGGCAGAAATGATAGCAGAAATTACATAAGAGAGGAACAAACAATGTTTGACATTAACAAGTTTGTAGTACTTAAAGATTGCATGTACTACGAGGGAATGCATAAGTATTACATATTCCAGTTTGATAGTGCATACACACTACTTGCTGACACAAACAGAGCAATCTTGTACAGAGCGGAAAGCTTTGCTGACATGATTAGCTACATTGAAAGAATGGAAACATGTAGAAAGGAGGTGCAGGCGTGATGACAGATAAAAAGGAAAAGCCTAAGACATACCGTTTTTTGACGGAGCAGAAAAAGCGCACTTTGAAGAAGTTGAGTGAAGTAACAAATAGCTGCTCTAGTATCCAGAATAACTATTTGCTCGGCTGGATAGAGAACACAGTCACAACATCGTAAGAAAAAAAGAAATGTTGCAAATATAAATTAAGAGAGGTGATAAAAGATGTTCTGGATGACTAAAAAGATGCCAGATAAGACCGCAGGATATCTGCTGTGCACAATCAGATGGGGCGAGACTAGACTTACCCATGAGTATTATTGGGGTCCAGACCCAAAGGGCAGATTTAGATGGTGGGTTTCAAGCGAAGCTTGCCAGGCAAATTTGCCTGACGGCGGATTTGAAAATTCTGGCTACGAGATCATGGCTTGGGCTAGAATGCCTGAGCCATATAGAAAGGAAATGTATGAATCTAAGAGAAATATTGCCGCATTTGAGCGGAGAAATGAGCGAAGACACGGAGCTGCTGAAAGAAACAGCAAAGCAGGGCGACACTGTTGTGCTGAATGTAAAAACGCCAGACGGAATACCAACAACGGTCAATGCGGTAATTAAAGCGAAGTACCCACATGTGGTACATATGCAGTATCAAACCGCAAGGGGATATACCGTAAACACATCGTTTGCTTGGAAGAAGCTGTTAATGATAATGCTGAATCCAAGCAGCATTGAAGATAACGAAGAAGGAGAGTGATTAGCAATTTTTATTTACCATGGGGAAAGCAAAGAGCAATTGCTTGAAACAGCAACACGGCTGCTTCCATGTTTAACAGAGAAACAGCTTGCCTACATCATCGGAATGGAGCAGGCAGAGGAATATAAAGAAAAGGAAGGAGCGAAGGAAAATGATAAATCTGTACTTTGATGCGGAATTTACAGGGTTGCATAAAGACACAACCCTAATAAGTATCGGAATTGTATCTGCAAGCGGTGAATCCTTTTACGCAGAACTTAATGATTTTGCAGATTATCAGATTTCACCTTGGATTAAGGAAAATGTATTGTCAAATACAGTGGTAAAGGGTGAGAACAAAGAGCTTGCAGAGTTGCTAGACAAGGAAAACACCGTATTTGTGGTTGGCAGCAAATATGAGGTACGAGAATCACTTCTTGAATGGCTTAAGCATTTTGAGAGTGATATTCAATTTGTGTCAGATGTATCTCATTACGTTTTTGTTTTACTGGTTGATCTTCTGGCAAGTTCCGCATTAGAGCTTCCTAATTACATATCAGCAAGTTGTCACGACATCAATCAGGATATTGCAAGAGTGCTAAGAATTTCTGAAAAGGAAGCGTTTGATTTATCACGCGAACAACTCTTAACAAAGCTGGGAAAGCCACTTCCCAAAGGGGTAAAACACAATGCGTTGTATGATGCCAAGATCATTCAGGCGATTTATCGCCAGCTCCAATAAGCCTATGAAGCTAACAGAGGAGCAGCGGTTAGAGCTGATTGGACATATCTGTAGAAGAGTGGATGCAATAGCACCAAGGACTGGAAGGACGGCAACAGAAATTAAAAGAATTAGGCAGAAAGCCATGAAAGGGTTGATCCAAAGCTTTTCAGATGAATTTGGCGTAAGGGCAGAGCACTTATGGAAACAAAATAAAACATTGAAATTTAGAGGATGCAGCTTGTATGACTTGCACGAGTTCATAGACTGTTACAATCCACCAGAGAAGAAAAGAAAGGAGAGAGCGAATGATTGTAGTGAACAGCGGAGAAAGTTACCTCGGCGCAGAAATCCGCGAATGGTGCAGCCGCTGCAAGGAGCAGGATGCCGTAATGGTAAATACAAAGTATTACAGCGGTTTCAGAGAGCCGAATGACGGAGCGTTCTACTTTGTTGAGAAAGACGGAGAAAACATTTCGAAATATAGAGTTGTACGTGATTTAGTCAAGTCGCCACGACTATAAGAAAGGAGACAGACATGAGCAAAGAACTTGAAGCTGCAAGAGCATTGGTAAAAATGCTTGAAGAAAGAGAGCAGAGTAACAAGGTTGAATTGGCTAGCTTAATGCCTGGAGAGACATTTCTTGTCGGAGAAAGGGAATGCATTGTTCTTGAACAATGCGAAGGAATAACCAAAGTTATCACAAAGGGCTATCTAGCGAAAGTGAGAAGATTTGCATATGACACAGCAGATTACAAGGCATCCGAGTTAAAAAATTATATTGAGGGTGAAATCCAACCGGCTATTGAATCCGAAATCGGAGCCGAGAATCTTGTAGAACATCGCGTAAATCTAACAACTGTAAACGGTCAGGATGACTACGGAGTGCTTACCTGTAAAGTAAGACCGCTGACCTTTGGTGAGGTTAGAGCGTATATCAATTTGCTTGTTAACAAAAAGTTGAGTAGACAGTGGTGGACTTGTACAGCATGGAGCGGTCCGCATTGTGACTACAATAATTCTATAGCAGTTGTTCGCCCATCTGGCTATGTCAACAGTAGCTACTGCTGTGAAGGCAATAATGTTCGCCCGGCTTTTATCTTGAAATCCGACATCTTTGTATCGAAGGGAGAATAAATGGCTGAATTAACATTAGAAGCGTTGCAACAACAGTTCAATGATCTAAAGAAAAGAGTAAACATTTTAGAAGGTAATTCAAAAAGAAAAATTGGCGTTGAGCCTAAAGCAGGCAATCAGTTCGAGCTTGCAGGGCTAAAATGGAAAATCATTGATGTTCTTGATTCGGGTTGCATGTGCCTTGCAGAAAAATCAGAGTTGATGAGATTTGATCCAGACATAAATGACTGGAGAATCAGTGAACTACGTCAGCATCTGAATAGTGATCTCCTTGAAAAAATAGAAAATGAAATTGGAGAGGAGAATGTTATTAAATTTGAGAGGGATTTGCTGTCTGTTGATGGACAGAATCAATACAGAGCATGTAAAGACAAGGTTTCGTTGCTTACTCTTGACGAGTACAGAAAATACAGAAGCCTGATCCCAAACGAAGGGTATTGCTGGTGGTTACTTACTCCATGGAGTACGCCGTGCAACGAATATTATATGTGGACTGCCGTTGTTCTTTCGTCTGGCTACGTCGACATCTACGGTTGCTACGGCAGGTGCGGCGTTCGTCCAGTTTGTATCTTTTCTCCATCAATCTTTGCAAAAGAAATTAAACAGTAAAAATTATTAAAAGGAGAAAGCTAATGAGTAATTATGTAAAAGCCCGATATGAGGGCAGTAAAAGAAGCTATTGTTTTGCAACAGAGGAAGATTTAAAGCCAGGAGACGAAGCAGTAACTCCAAACGGTACAAAAGTCACAGTAGTAGACGAGCCAGTAGACCTTTCATGGATAGAAGCCTATGGAAGAAGCAATATCAAGGTAATCAAAAGAGCACCAGAGATTAGCGAAGCAGAGTGCTGCAACAATAAGGCAAAAACAAAATAAGGAGGATAATATGAGCACTAGATTTACAATTAAGGCCGGATTAGCTTTTAATGCCGTTCTTGTCGAGGACGAAAAGACAGGTGAGATGGGCGTGGGAGTTTATAAAAATAGTGTTGACGATATCAGTTTTTTGTCAGCATTAAGTAAAGCGTCAGATGAGCTACTGAAAAAATTGGAAAAAAGAAAACAAGATGAAGATCTGGAAACTGTGCACGAGCAGGGAAAGGAACCAGAAGAGAAAAAGGAAGAGCAGCCGATATACTACAGTGGAGCTGTTGAGGTTGCAAAAGGTGATAACGTGCTTTTCCCAACAGGGTTAAAGTTTAAAGTGACGCAAGGCAAAATAGAATATATTACAGGCAATTTAATGAACGACATTTCTGCATACCTTATATTTTGCAATAACACATTCAAATCATTTGATGATTTGAGCAAGTTTTTTGACAAGATGCACATTGAGATTAAGGAGGGCGAGGAATAATGGCAGCGGCTAAAGCAGAAGCGTTAAGTACAGGAAATCAGCAGGCCAGTTTAATTGTAAATAATGGCCTTATTGATGGGCTTGTACGCCAATTAAAAGAGAAAGAGAACTTTGGCTTGGCATTTCCAAAAGACTACAACGTAGCAAATGCATTAACTGGAGCGTATCTGATATTAAAAGAGACTGTTGATAAAGATAAACGTCCGGTTCTTGAAAGCTGCTCACAGGCTAGTATTGTAAATTCACTTATGGAGATGGCCACATTGGCGCTCAATGTTAATAAAAAACAAGGATATTTTATTGCTTACGGAGGAAAGTGCCAATTCCAGAAATCTTACTTTGGAAATATCACATTGGCAAGACGTAATGGTTTAAAGAAGATCAGTGCAGAGATCATCTATGAGGGCGATACATTTAAGTATCACATTGTTAATGGTGAGAAAGTTATTGATGAACACACACAGGACTTCATGAACATTGATAATGACAAGATAAAAGGTGCTTATGCTGTCGGAACAATGATAGATGGAAGCCAGATAGTAGAGATCATGAATATTAACCAGTTGAAGAAAGCATGGAATCAGCGAATGGGCGGATTAAAAGAGGATGCTGCCAGTACACACACAAAATTTAAAGATCAGATGTCAAAGAAAACTGTAATCAACCGTTTGTGCAAAATGATCGCAAATACGAGTACAGATGGTAATATTTCTGAGATATCCGACAGACTTGATCAGTTTGAGGACATTTCTCCAATTGAAATTGAGCAGGAAAATGTTGCATATGAAATTAAAAATGAAGCAAATTCAGAAACATTTGTTGAGCCTGTAACTGGAAATCGAGAGTTAAAAGCTGATGCAGACGGTCAGCAGGAACTTCCGGCGTTTATGCAGTAGGGAGATAGCCTATGGACGAAATTAAATGGAGAATAGAAGGGATTTTCAAAGCCAATGCCGCAAAGTGCCTGGATGAAATCGGAAGAGATACAGAGATAACGCCAGAACAAGTGCTTGAGAAAGCAAGAGACGAACAGTCAGAGCTTCATAAGTGCTTTGAATGGAACGATAGCATAGCGGCAGAGAAATATCGCTTGCAGCAGGCAAGACAGCTTATCCAGTTCTTTGTAGTTGTCCCAAAGCAGGACAACAAACCGCCTATCAGGCACTTCCAGATCACAAGTCAGAGAAATGTGTATATGCCGACAACGCATTTTGCAACACAACCTGACGAGTATCGGAAGTTGCTACAGAGGGCTTACGCAGAGCTGAGAAGCTTTCAAAATCGGTATAAGTCGCTTTCTGAGTTAGAGAGTGTCTTTGAAGAAATTGACAAGATAGCCGTTTAAACAGTTTCAATGCTTAATTCGAGTGTTCTATGGATGGTGTAACGGTATGCACCATCTGAGAAAAGAAATGGCTCATATGTCAAAAACATAACAGCGCAGGACAGAACATAACACGACACAACAGCACAAAACATTGCGCCACTCACAGAGCATTCGAGTTAAACAAATTTTATGGGCTAACACGAGGTAGTAAGTAAATTGGTGTCCTATCGCCACAACGGGGGAGAAAGAGGTTTAATATGAGAATTTTATGGGTAAGCAGACACACAATGACACAGGCACAGGAGGCAGACCTTCGCCGCATTTATGGTGAGGTTGAGGTAAAGCAGTTTGCGGACAGCGTTACATCTGCAAAACAGGTAGTAGAATTAGGCAGTGATTGTGACGTTCTCGCCGTAGTCCTTCCACCAGCATTTCTTGCGGATCTGACCAATCCGAGAGTAAATCAGAAGCCAGTAATTCGTGCCATTGCCAACAGAGTAGCAACTGGACGCACAGTAACTAATCCGGCAACTGGTACCGAGGAACCAGAAATGAAATTTGAGCACGCTGGCTGGGAGCGTGTAATGAAGGTTGAGATCGTAACTGAAAAGTTATGATTTTCAGCCAGCAAGGCAAAACAAATTTTACGTTGACTCAACGGCTATACGGGCTGATTGGGAAGATATAGAAAAAGGCAGAACATAACACAAAAACAAAAGGTATCCATTCTGTATGTGGCATAAGTCACAAAGCATAGAATAGCACATAATAGCAGATCACAGCACCTAACATAACAGTACAGCGTATAACACAACACAACAAAGCGCCGCAAATTTCTTATGTCGCGTACCGAGTGGATGCCAACAAAACAAACTGGTAGCATTTGCAGGCAGCATGAGTTGCCTATCGCAGGATAGAACAGTACAGCATAGAACAGTACAATACAACACACAACATCACATTTCATGTTGTCTGCAAGTGTTGCCAGAACACTTAAAGTTTTCACTTGAGATGCGGCATAAGCCGCACAACATCACACAACAACACAGAACAACACAGAACAACACATTACAAGACAGTACACTACACAGCATAACATCATAACACTTGTGTCACATCTCAAGTGAAAGCTTAGACCAAAACAAAAAAAGGAGAAAACAAATTATGGTAAAGAAGGAAGAGACACAGGTTATCGAATTAAAGCCGTTAAGCATCAAGCAGGCAAGAATTACTATTGCAGGTGATGGGGATTTGGTGCTTAACAAAATGAATGATTGTAGCGCCAGGAAGCTTACTGACGAGAGAAAGAACAAGGCTAAGGACACAGCAGCTACAAATGTATGGGAAGAAGTGATCACCGCCATGCACTGGTATGGTGGAAAGCCTACAGACTTCACAGAAGAAGGTTTAAGAAAAGCACTGACCAACAATGCACCGTGCATTACGGCATTTGGCTTGAAAAAGTCATTTGGACAGGCTGTTGTACAAAACAAGATTGACACTTACGCAACAAAATTCAATGCTGCTGTAAATGTCATTGCAAAGGGCAATCTGGTTCCGATCAAGTTTGCAGAGCACTTTATTGATGAAAAGCTTATGTCACCAAAGAAGGGTGCTCCGGTACTTGTACGACTGAATAGATTCAGCGGATGGAGTGCAACATTTACCATTCAGTATACAGAGAATGCGTATTCTCTGGAACAGATATTAAATATTATTCGTCTTGCAGGTTTTGGAAACGGAATTGGAAGCGGAAGAACAAGCGGTTACGGCCGTTACCACATTGAGAGCGTTGAGGGATGAATGACATAGAACTTGAGAGAGGAGTTTTTTAGATGATTCTAACATGTTTAGCCAGCGGCAGTTCTGGTAATTGCTATGTTTTGAAGGATAACAAAGGCAAGATGCTTCTTCTTGATGCAGGAATCCCGATCATAAAGATCAAAAAGGGATGCGGTTGGAAAGTATCTGATATTGTTGGATGCGTTGTCACCCACAAGCATAGAGATCATTCAGAAGCAGTCAGTGATCTGGAAGAAATTGGAATCCCAGTCTACAAACCTTATGAAGATAACTCCTATATCGGTGGCTATGGTGAATTTAGAATTGTATCAGTTCCAATGAATGATGTGCATGGACGCTTCAAACATACCGATGCAGACGGTACAGAGTGTCCGTGCTATGGATTCATCATCGAGCATCCAGAGATGGGGCGAATGCTCTATATTACTGATACAGAGTTTGTAAGGTGGCGATTTAAGGATATTAACCATATCCTGGTGTCTTGCAATTACCAAAAGAAGTACATTTCAGAGGATGTCACTGGTAAACGATTGCATGTCATTAAGGGGCATATGGAGCTAGAAACGTGTGCAGACTTCATAGAAGCTAACACAACAGACGCACTCCAGAACGTCATTATTTGCCATTTAAGCGCAAATAATGCAGCGCCGGAAGAAATGGTCACAAGAATAAAAAAAGTCGCAGGAATGGCAAATGTGGACGTTGCAGAAGCAGGTAAGGCCTGGCAATTGTTTAATTACGAAACATGTCCGTTCCTGTAAGAAAGGAAAGCAAATGAGCAATAAAGAAGTCTTGAAGATATTAAAGAAGAAACTTGATACTTGCACCAGAGCAACTGAGCAAGCCTTGAAGAAAAAGGACTGCAAGGCAGCTGAAAAATCAATGAGAACCGCGTTTGTATTCATGAAGGCACATAGCGCTCTTAAAAAGCAGATTCCGCAAAAACCGGTTATTCTAGCAGATAAGAACGCATGTAGCTGCTCTGTATGTGGAAACATCATAAATGATTGCCTTGCTTCCTATTGTTCAAAATGTGGACAGAAGATTGATTGGGAGGATTGTTAAATGTCTATTGCAAAAAGTGATGAAATCAAAAACCTTTTGGTTAGCAATAGTGAATTGATGGTTGCGGTAGCATATCCACATACCTATTGTCGTGTAGTACCCCTACAAACGGCATGTGAAATAGTCAACAACATTCTCGAAAACAGAGACATGCATAAAACAATTGCAGAAGAACCAGTCATCTGTGCATCAAGCGAAAATGTATACGAATGGTATTGCCCGACATGTGGCACACGGTATGAATCAGAAGCAGGAGTTTGCGTACACTGTCCATACTGCGGACAGAAGATAGATTGGAGCAATTATGATTTTGAATGAAATTTTAAAGCTTATGAAATGCTTTCCTGGTAGCAGTATCAACAGCGATGGATACTTGCTCTTAAACAAGCAGCGTTCTGGTTTTTCCGTAGCTGACATTGAGAGCGAAGAAGATCTTAAATGTAAATTGCTTGAATATGTGTCAAGGGACGCTTGCAAAACAATGGTTTATCAGCAGCACGTAAGGAACGTAAGATTCTGGAATAGAACTCGAAAGAATATAAACCAGTATCTGCGGACAAATTTTTCTGATGATGACATGCTTGATATATACCAGTACTTAGGCAACGGTATCAGGCACAAGCTCACTAAAGAGTTTGTAGAAGGTGGATATGATCTAAAACTGATAAAGGAGGCACAAGATGAACGAGATTGAGATCGGAACTCCTGTCTATCACGTAGAGGAATACCGATTAACCAACTATGAATTAAAGCAGAAAGGATTCGAAGGGTTCGACAACTACGGACTTGAAGTTGTTGAATCGGTTGTTATAGCTGTGACAGACACACATTTTGATACGATAACCAAAAAACGTGACATCGGAAGCAATACGAATAATATACATCATTGGGAGAGATTAGCGCTTGGAAGAGCTGTATTTCTGAGTAAAGAAGAAGCTGCAGAAGAAGCTGATAACCGTGCGCATGATATCCAGTTAGGATATCACTGCTCAAAATTTAGCCAGCGCCCAATGTATAAGAATTGGCTACACTGGCAAGATACAGCTAAGGCAAAGCCGTTTAAAAAGCAAACAGGTCATAAATCAAACTTTGTCGCGAAAAAAACTACACTTCCAGAGGAGCTTTACATTGCCTGGAGGGATGGAAAGTTAACCGGACCAGAAGGTGCAAAGAAGATAGGTGTTTGCGTCACGACTTTTGAAAGATATGCAAGAGAAGAGCTTGCGAAGAGAGGTGATAGGCATACCGTCAAAACTGGCAATAAAGTGCCACCAAAGCCTTTGCCGCCAATGTTTGATGATTGTTTTGAACAATGGAAGCTCGGATTGCTCTCAGGCGAAAAGGCAGCTAGACAATGTGGGATGTCGCATACAACATTTCACAAGTATGCAAATATCCGTTTGAAAGAGATTGGAGAGCAGAGGAAGGGAATCCAGAGAGGAGTGATTCTTCCGCCAAACTTTACAGACGTATATCTGGAATGGGAGCAAGGAGACATTGGATGCAGCGAAGCTGCAAAGAAATGCGGTCTTGAATATTACACATTCAGGTACTATGCAGAGAAAAGATACAATGAAAGGATGGACACAGGAGTGTTCCAGTATTAAAAGAAAGAAGGATTTCAAAGTGAAGAAAAATCGGCAAGTCTTACTGGATGAAAAGTTAATTGTGCCTACGCTTGCTTTTGAACATAACATGACAGAAAAAGAAAGAAAAGATTTTCTCAAAGCCATGCGAGCAATGTTCAAATTGAAGATTAAGCAGGAAATAAGACCAGAGGAAGAACTTATGTATACTCTTACAAGGCAAAGGGAACTAGGAATGAGAAAGAAAAGAATAAAACTTTAAAGAAAAGAGGTTCAGTATGAACAAAGTAATTTTAATTGGAAGATTAACCAAAGACCCAGAAGTGCGTTATACGCAGGGTCAAGAGACAATGGTGGTAGCCAGATATACACTGGCTGTAGACAGAAACCGTAAGCAGGATAACGGTCAAAATGCAGACTTCATCAACTGTATTAGCTTTAAAAAAAATGCAGAGTTTGCTGAGAAATTTCTGCACAAAGGAACAAAGATTGCTGTTATTGGACGCATCCAGACAGGTAGCTACACAAATAAGGATGGACAGAAGGTGTACACAACGGATGTAGTTGTGGATGAGCAGGAGTTCGTGGAAAGCAAGAAGAATACGCAGCCAGCTCCAGAACCAGCACCTGCAGGTGGATATGAAGGTTTTATGAATATTCCAGATAATGTGGAAGATGAAGGACTGCCGTTTAACTAAAAAGAAGGGAGATGTTTGAGATGATCATTGTAAGACAAGATAGAAATGCTTTTTACAACTGGGACAATGTAGTTGACATTTACATTAACGGACTTTCAAAAACAGAAATATTATTAAAACACGTTAAAGGCTCAAACGAGTCGACTGATTACCCAATTGGCAAATATAAGAACGCAGAAAATGCCAAGGCAGCATTCGAGAAACTTATAGAGAACATTTTAAAAGAGATTCCACTTGTTGTTGTGCGAACCGATGAAGAAATTGAGAAAAGTCAGAATGTAGCGTAGGAGGGTATGGATAGTGGAAAAGAAGCATGAAATGTGGGAATTAAATCAATTGCAGTCCCTTCCCTTAAACGCAAAAATTCAGAAAACAAAAGACAACATCCAAAACTGGGTAAATGCCTTTGGAAAGGAAGCAGTGTATGTATCTTTTAGTGGCGGAAAAGATAGTACGGTATTGCTTGATATCGCAAGAGAGATTTACCCACAAATCCCTGCAATTTTCGTTGATACAGGCTTGGAATTTCCACAGATCAGAAATTTTGTAAAGATGTTTGATAATGTGGAGATTTTGAAACCTCAAATGAACTTTGAACAGGTCATCAGAAAATACGGATATCCATTTATTAGCAAAGAGGTTTCTGAGTGTGTATATGGTGCAAAGAAGTACTTGACAAGCATAATTGAGTCAGGAATCCTTGACCAGACAGACAGACAGACAGACAGACAGACAGACAGACAGACAGGCAGCTTATCGAACGATTTCATCTTGAAGCAGTCTACGCAAAACAACATCATTTGTATCAATACGAAGTTTCCCACCTATTTGGAACAATGCAACAGTGCAGTGCTTTCAAAAATGAGTCCAGGAGGATACGACAACAAATGGTGGAAGATAAACGGATTGGGAGAATACTTAAACAAGAAAATGGTGAACAGAGAGGGAGGCGCGAACCAAAGACTTGCAATTCTGACGGGTATGTTAACAAAAGACAAGAACCACCCGGTAGCGGAGAATGTCCCTAGAAAAGATAGAAGTATATTTTCCATGGAGCATTATCAATTCTTGCTAGACGCGCCATTTTATATATCTAACAAGTGCTGTGATGTAATGAAAAAATATCCTGCACATATGTATAACAGAACAAAGAAGCGAGTACCAATCACTGGACAAATGGCATGTGAAAGCAGGTTAAGAACACGAAAGTGGTTACAAAACGGATGCAATGCTTTTGATGCAAAGAATCCAATCAGCAATCCAATGGCTTTTTGGACAGAACAAGACGTTCTACTATACATTTACCTGTATGGAAAAGACATGGTTAATAGAAGAATATCACACATAGAAATTGAGAACGGATGCGATATTGAAGAAGTCATTAACCCCATTACAAATACAAATTATGAAAGAGAAGATTTTACACCAATTTGTAGCGTATATGGAAATGTTGTAAAAGATTTTCACAAAGAAGGACAAGTCGAACAACAAATAAGTCTTTCTGATTATGGAATTTTTGATAATGAGCGTCCTCTTTTGAAAACAACTGGCTGTTCAAGAACTGGTTGCACATTTTGTGGATTTGGTTGTCATATAAAAAAAGATGACCGCTTTATGCTTCTGAGAAATACAAACCCTAAAGTATATGACTATGTAATGAGAGGAGGAACATTCAATAAAGCTGGTTGTTGGGAGCCAAAACAAGGCTTAGGGTATTGGTTTGTTATAGAGTGGTTGAAGATACACGGAAACCTTAATATTATTGCTCCTGAAATAGAAACCTACGTGGAAAGATACTCTACGAAAGATACAAAAAAATATTTGAGAGGAGAAAATATTTGAAGAAATATTTAAAAGAAATAAAAGAAGAAGCTACACTTTGCCAAAAGTACATAGATGAGTGCGATATATTCGCATCCAAAAGTGAACATGAAAAGCTTGCCTTGAAGATTGCTTCTAGCTGTGAACAGACTTTATTGGCACTTGCGGATGAAATCAAGAAAGGAAGATGGATTTCCGTTGAAAAAGCAATGCCAGAAGAACACGACAGTATATTTGCAAAGTTCAAGGGGACTGACAAGTGGTGCAATTCGTTTTGGGAAAAAAATTCAAATACCGTTTTAGTAGTACTAGTTAATGATGAAGATAATCTTGTAGTTGGAACAGGTAAAACAATTAACGGCAAGTGGACGACAGTACCAATGACACTTAAAGACAGAGCACATGTTGCTTACTGGATGCCGTTTCCAAAATTTGAACCGAAGGAGGTTGAGAATGAATAAGAATGATTTATTAAAAAATTTTGGCGGATTAACGGAGGTATAAAAATGTCAATGGTATCAAGCTACGCATTAAAGGATAAGAAGTGCATTTCGGTAAATATTTATAGCACTGACGCAGCTGTAATTCTTCGTGACTTCCTTATCAGGGTGGCTAGCAGAAGGTTGGAAAAAGGAAAATTTAGCGAAGCGGAAGTGGCACTTCACGATGCAAACGAGCTTACGGCAGCCATGGAAGAAGCCTTTAAGGAAAAATCCAATGGATAAAGAAGGATGGTGCAGGCCTAAAATATGGCGCCAGTATATATTTGGCGATCAGTGTTGGATAAGCTGCTTACCACAGCAAAAATGGCAGTTTAAACGCAAGGAAGGAGGGGAAGTTACCATTTTTAGTGAAAAGCGGCTTATCAACTTTAAAATAACAGAAGAAGATTTTAAAGCGCATTGGTTAGAAATTGAGGCGAAAGGGAAACATGATAAATTTACCGCAGAATGATTATCTCACGATTGAGAAGGACGGTTGTGCTTATTCTTGCTGCACATTACGGCAGAAGGTGAAGCACACAATCGGGCTTGATTATACCACAGGGAGAACGCTTTATAAACGCAATGGAAAGATGCATTTCAAGCCCACCAGAAATTACTTCAACGGCAAGGATGAAGAACTTGAAAAGCTTGTTGATGCAGGCTACATGGAAAGTAGAAGATGTGGAACAACAAAGGAAAGCACCACATACTACTTTACAAACGAGGGGCTTGATTGGCTAGAAGAGCAGCTGCACATCACAATCAGGAGGCAAAAATGATAGAAATATATAAAAATCTATTTATAGATCACCATTGCTTTTTTGTAAAACTCGGACGCAGACCCAAGCCATGCAAAAGTGAGCCGAGTGCAAGTATTGGATTTATTGTAGAACGGCAAGATGGCAAATGGACATGTGGAGTAGGCTGTTATTACGATGATACGATCAAGCACGATATGGTTCTGATTGCAAAGAGCGAGGAAATTATTGAACAGGCTATCATTAGTGCCGTACTCAATGCGTATAGAGAAAGTTCTGGATATGACCTGGGTTCAGAAAGTAAGGAAGGTGCAGCCAAATGAATAAAAGACAGAGAAAGAAGTGCTTTAAGAAGCTTTACGGTATGAATCCAAAGCAGTATCAGCAGGCTATGCAACTGGTATCGCTTGAAGAACCATTGGAAAAATTTATGGATTCAGAAACAGCTACATTTACAGATTTGGGGAGTTGCTTTGAAAGAATTAAAGATGGACTGCAAAAATCAGTTTCTGTTTTGGGAAAGTTGAGTTGTGAAGCATTCTGCTTTTGTTTAGAAGAACTTGGAAGGGAGTTGAAAAAACGAAGGCAAAAATGAAGTTTGAACGAATCAGAAGTGTAGATTATTATTGCTGCCCAGCTTGTGGAATGGCCTTTACGGATAGGAAGGAGGCAGAAAGACATTTTCGATACGATCATCAAATAGAGATTTGTAAAGTAATCCGTTGCAATATTTGTGGTACTGGTTGGGACGCAAAAGTATATGGTGAGCAAGAAGCTAGAAGGAGAGCAGATCAGTGCTGCCAGAGTCATATTGATGATGGAAGTGCAGAGGCTATAGCTAGAAGAAATTATTTCTTCACGGATGGGGAAATTGGTTATTTGAGAAGTGTGAAAGGAGGGCGTGAGGATAAATGATTTTTGTTTTTGAAGATGACCTCACTATTCAAAGGTATAATAATGAATGGGATTGTCTGCTACAAATTGGGAATGAGCTTCATATTGGTGATGCCGTTGAAAAATACAGTTCTGAAGAAATAGCTAAAAAAGCCTTTGACCTCGCTGCGTCGAAAATCCATTGGGCATTTCGAATTGACAGTCCCCAAAAAGCAGTGGCAATTCATGCACCAACAGAGCAGGATCTGAAAGATAGGGGAAAACAGATTGAAAATCCATTATACACGATGGTTGTATATAGTGAGCCGTGTTTTGATTATGAATTGCAAAAATGCATAAAAAGCATCTGTGGTAAAAAACTTCCCCTGATAGAAATGGCATACGTTATACAGGGCAACACCGTAGAGGATTTAGAAAATGGTTTCAAGTTTTTAGATAATGACGAATATTACACTCTTTTTGAAAACCTACGCTATAAAGAAATTGGAAGTGGTGAAGTTGATTTTGGAGAAATTGAAAACAAAATTGAAAAATTTGAAAGGAAAAAGAAAAGAACATATTGCAAGTGGGAACAAGAGAAAGATGTATTTCATATCAAAACCAATTGCAGTAGCGATGCTATATCTATCGGGACTGATTTGTTGAGCAAAATCAAGTACTGTCCATGCTGCGGCAGAAAGATTAAGTTTATAGGAGAAGATCAATGAAAAATAGTCATGACGACGCAAAACTAAATAGCTTAATGGGAAAAAATGTAAGGGTGACATTTTTTGAAGGTACACAGTCAGTTGGAAAGCTTGAACGCGATTTTGATGGGAAATACAGAGTCGATAACTGGAGGTTTCGTAAGAGCCATATCAAGAAAATAGAGGTTATTGATGAATAAATACAGCAACATTGCAAAGGCAAAAGCCATAGAGCAGGAGAATAAAAAGCGACTGCTGAAAATCAATCCCCAGCTGAACGATGAAAGTGGAATCTACATTTTGACCAGAGAGGATGAGAACGGCTTCCGGTTTGCGTATATCGGGCAAGCCGTGCACATACTTAGCAGGCTGGCAAGCCATATGGTTGGCTATAAACAGCACATAGACCTAAGCCTAAAAAAGCACAAACTGTATTCAGAGGGCAATCCTTATGGATGGAAGGTTGAACACATGAATGTTCCTCTTGATCAGCTTGATGAGCAGGAAAAGTATTACATCAGATTTTATGCAGAAAATGGCTATCAGCTTCGGAATGTTAGCCTGGGTGGACAAGGTGAAAACCGTTCAAGCGGAACTATAGGAGACAGAAAGCAGCCTAGAACCTATTCAGAGGGCATACAGCAGGGCAAGAAATCGTTAGCTAAGGAATTATCATCTATTGCCGAGAAACACCTTACAATCGCTGTCAAGTCCGAAAAGCAGGGCAACAAAGTTTCAGAGCGTCAGAGAGATAAGTTTATGGAGCTTATCAGTGTTGAGAACTACGAGGAAGGAGATATGATCAATGGATAATTTTGATATTTTTAGAGCAAGAATGCAGAAACATTTTGAAGATGAAATGGAAGGCTGCAAGCAACTATACATCGTAAATGTGGACAAAGATGAAATGTGGAATTTATATTTGGACAGTTTTGGACCTGGTACAAACATTTTGTTCAGAAAGCGCCGAGAGTATGATTGCAGTTGCTGCAGACATTTTGTCAAGAGCATTGGAGCTGCTGTAACTATTAAGGACGGTATAATTCATACAATTTGGGGATTCGATGCCGGCAGCGAAGAGTTCCAGAAAGTGTGTGATGCTTTAGATTCTTTTGTAAAGGGGAATGCAATTTCTGACATTTTTGTTAGTAAATTCAAAAAAGTTGGAACTGACCGCGATTTTGAAGAAATCAATGGAAGATCTCATGAGTGGACACATATGTTTTTAGATTTGCCGGGCAAATGGGTAAACAGGAGCGGCAAATCTAACGAGAGGATTCGTGCCGAATATAGGGACACCAAGAACGTATTCAAACATTCGCTTGATGAAATTAGTATGGAGGCTGTTGACACAGTACTTGAGTTAATCAATTCGAACACGCTGTATAAGGGTGAAGAGTGGAAGATTCAGTTAATTGTGTTCAAGAAATATAAGAGGATATATGAAAAACTGCCTGATTCCCAGAAAGATCTTTTTGCATGGGAAAAGTCAGCAGAAGTAGGTCCGGTAATTGGCAGAATTAGAAATCATTCCATTGGAACCTTGCTTGTCAATATTAGTAAGGGAATGGATCTCGATCAAGCTGTTCGAAAATATGAAGTAATTGTAGCTCCGGCAAACTACAAGAGAGTCAAAGCAATTTTTACGAAAAAAATGTTAGAAGATGCAAAGAAGACAATCGCGGAATTGGGATATATGGATGCTCTTCAACGTCGCTTTGCCAATCTTGATGATATTACAGTCAATAATATCCTGTTTTCAAACAAAGATGCTGCAAAAAGAATCGTCGGAGCAGATGACATCTTTGGTCAGATGGAGAAGGAGGTAGTGGTAAATCCAAAGAAGTTCTCTAAAGTTGAAGAAATTTCAGCACAGGATTTCATTGACAAGGTGCTTCCTACAGCTAGAGAATTAGAAGCTTTTGTTGAAAATAAACACGCTTCTAATTTTGTCTCGTTGATTGCCCCAGTAAATAAGGATGCAAAGTCAATGTTTAAATGGAACAATCCTTTAAGTTGGGCTTATAGCGGAAACATCACCGATTCTGACATTCGCAGGAATGTAAAGAATGCCGGAGGAAAGGTTGATGGAGTGCTTCGATTTTCCATCCAGTGGAATGATGATCAAGACGACAATAGTGATTTGGATGCTCATTGCAAAGAACCAAACGGCAACGAAATCTATTTTGCGGATAAACATGGTCGAACTGGCGGAAATTTGGATATTGACATTAGAGAGCCAATGAGTCAAAGACCAGGAGTTCCATCTGTCGAGAATATTGTTTGGAGCAATTACAATCGAATGATTCCTGGAACATACAAATTCTTTGTTAATCAGTATGCGGCGAGAGGATCAAAAGGATTTTCGGCGGAGATTGCTTTTGGCGAGGAGACCTATAGTTTTAACTATCCACATCCAGTTGTAGGAAGAGTAGGTGTTGCTGAGGTAACAATGAACAAATATAACGAGTTCACAATCAAGCCGATTCTTCCTACGACATCTGAGACCATTAGCAAAGAAATCTGGGGAGTAAGTACCAATCAATTTGTGCCTGTATCAGTGATTAGCTATAGTCCAAATTATTTTGACGATCAGAACGGAATTGGTCACAGGCATTTGTTGTTCTTCTTAAAGGGATGCAAGAACACGGAAGAGCCAAACGGATACTATAACGAGTTCTTAAAGCATGAGCTTGAACCGCACAAGAGAGTGTTTGAAGCTTTAGGCGCGAAGTGCCATGTAGAGAGTGCAGATGATCAGTTGTCTGGAATTGGTTTTAGCATGACTAAGAGAGCAGAATTGGTTGTTAAAGTCAAGGGCGCGACAGAACGTATTATGAAAATTAAATTTTAAGGAGAAATTATTATGGAAAAGAATTTATTTGAGTTAGCGACAAGATGCAAGTACCGTTTCCCGTATCGTGGACAGATAACTATTGAGGATTTATGGGATCTTCGCCTGGCTGATTTAGATTCAGTCTTCAAGACCCTGAATGCAGAAGTTAAGAAGGCATCGGAAGAAAGTTTGCTGAAGCTAAAGACAAAAGAAGATGAAGAGCTTTCCGATAAGATTGCAATCGTTCGATACATTGTTTCTGCGAAGCTAGAAGAACAGAAAATCAGGGAAAATGAGAAGGCTAATAAAGAGATGAAGCAGAAACTGTTGGCTATCAAGGCTAGACGAGAGGAAGCTGCATTGGAAAATTTTTCTGATGAGGAATTAGATAAGATGATCAAAGAATTATAAAAAGCGCTGTGGGGGTTGGCTGCTGCAGCAACCAACTTCCTTAAAAATAAGTATCTAAGTAAGAAAGGAGAGAACACATGAAGATCTGGACAGAAAAAAAGCTTATTGAAGAAGGCTACGATATCCGAAACGCACAAATCAAAGGTGCAGAGCTGACAATGGAAAATCACGGTTGCATATCGTTTGATGTCGTTGTTGAAGGTGCAGGTTGGGGATGCGTTTTTGGCGGATATAGTCTCGGACACGGTTATCTGGGGGCGAAAGAATTTAGTGGCTATGGTCCGGGAATGGAATCCATTGCTAGAATAATGGATACAGTCGGAGTTACAAAGTTGAGTGATTTAGAGGGAAGATATATACGAACCGCAGTAACTGGAGATAGAAGATTAAAAATTATTGGAAATATAATCAATGATAAGTGGTTTGATATCAAATCATTCTTCGAGGATGCACAAGAAAATGATAATAAGGTATCGGAAGGGAGTAATAAATGAATATTAAGCATATTATCTTATGCATTGAGTTTGTATTTCTTGCAGTCCAACTCATAATGGCTAGGGCTGCATACAAATCTCCGTTAAAGTACGGAAAAACTGCCAAAATTGTGAATATTTTAGCACTTATCGTTATACTGCTGTGTAGCATAGCAATCATAGTTTTAAATATTATGGGGTGAGGTGGGACGAATGTTCAGAATAATGAGTAGAAACAAATACGATAGCCTAATCAGGGAGAATGCAGAGCTTAAAAATGCAAATGCAAATCTTGAAGATAAACTGGATCAGCTTAAAGCAGAAAAAGCTGTAAATAGCAAGTATAAATGCGGAGAATATTGTCGCGCTTGTGAGAATGGATACGAGATACCGAGCTATACCATAGATCGTGCTTACGTATGCTTGCTGAATACAGAATGCGAATCCTTTGTAAAACGTAAAGAATGAGAGGAGTTGAATATTATGCAGATAATTAAGAGTGTTTTATGTGTGGTTATGCTTTTAGCTATGCTTCTGCACTACATAGGACCCAAAAGGACTAGAGCATCATTTGGAGCATTGTGGATTATCTCGCTGATACTTTTGTGGGCTTTGATTCTTTTATAACGTTATTGATTTTTTATAGGAACGAGTTGTAAAAACCAAAAGAAAAATACAGATACTCACATGTTAGCAGGAGAGACTATGATAAACGGTGAATTAGTGGTAGACAACTTTGCAGGTGGCGGCGGAGCTTCAACAGGAATAGAGATGGCAACAGGGGTAAGTGTTGATATTGCAATCAACCATGATCCAGAAGCTATCAGAATGCATCAAACTAACCATCCAACTACAAAACATTATTGTGAGGACGTTTGGCAGGTAGATCCAGTAAAGGCTTGTGACGGACACCCAGTCGGGCTTGCATGGTTTTCACCGGACTGCTTTGCAAAAGGAACTTTGGTTCTAACGGAAACTGGATATCAGCCGATAGAAGCCTTGCGAGTTGGTGACAAGGTACTGACGCACAACGGATCATGGAAACCCATTACTGCAACTATGATGTCTCGCAAAAAAGCGGTGAGAATCGTAGGGTACGGTAATGTTGGAATGCTCTGTAGTGAGGACCATCCATTTTTAATCAAAAATTGTCCTCGCTTATGGAATAACCAAGTTAGGCAGTACAAAAGAGTCCACAATGATATGCAATGGGTCAGAGCAAAGGATATCCAAGGGGATATGTACTGGGCATCCAGAATAAGCGTAGATCCTATGCCTATCCCACAGCTGGAAAAGCCGAATACGAAATCAGTTTTTCTACCAGTCGATGAGAGATTGCTGTGGTTAGCTGGAAGATATGTGGGAGATGGTTGGACCAGATTAACGGATACTCGTGCGGAAATTACAATTGCTAGTGGGATGCAGGATGTGGAGTTTCTAAGAGAGAAACTAAACATGTGGTCACGTAAAGGAGTGCGATGCAAAGATGGTGAATTAAGCTGGTACTATCGCGATGTTCGTACAGGTGGGCAATTCACTGCCAACAATCGAGCACTTGTTAAGTGGTTGAGAAGTAATTTTGGCCACTTAGCATTGCAAAAAACGATTCCGGCATGGCTATATGGCGCACCAGAGCCGTATAAGGAAGCGTTTATGTCGGGCTATTTGAGCGCAGATGGCTGGACAAGTGAAAATAAGGTTGAGTGCACAACCATTTCCAAGAAGCTTGCCTATGGGCTCCGTACATTGGCGGTCACAATGGGGTACTCGCCCACTATCTACATGAATCATCAGGGAGATAAGATTGAAGGCAGGACTGTAAAAACTCATGATATTTATATCGTGAAGTGGAAAATAGCCATTGACGACAAACATGCACAAACATTTACGGAAGATGGATATTTGTGGACGGCTGTTAAAAAAGTTGAGAAGACAGGTACAGTCGAAACCTTTTACAATATCAGTGTGGAAGACGATGAAACTTACATTGTTGAAAGTATCGTTGTACATAACTGTAAACATTTCAGTAAGGCTAAAGGCGGAAAGCCGAAGGATAAATTCATCCGCGGCCTTGCTTGGGTGGCTTGCAGGTGGGCTGGACTGGTTAGACCTAGAGTGATAATGCTTGAGAATGTCGAGGAATTTAAAACGTGGGGACCACTTAATAGACGGCATCACCCTATAAAATCAAGATCAGGAGAAACGTTCAAACGTTTTATTAAGCAACTTACAGATTTAGGATATACTGTAGAGTTTCGCGAACTAGTCGCAGCTGATTACGGTGCGCCTACAATGCGTAAAAGATTCTTCTTAATTGCCAGATGCGATAATAAGCCAATATTATGGCCTGAGCCTACACATGCTCCATTAGATAGTGAAGCGGTTAAAAAGGGTATTTTAAAGCCATATGCAGGGGCATACACACAATTAGACTTTTCAATTCCATGTCCAAGCATTTTTGACACATCGGAAGAGATTAAAAAGAAGTATGGTGTTCGTGCAGTCAGACCATTAGCTCCAAAAACAATGCAACGGATTGCGCGAGGCATTCAGAAATTTGTTGTTGATAATGCCGATCCATTCATTGTTGAAATCGGATATGGCGAATCTAAAAATCAAAAAAGCCCAAGAGCATACAGTGTAGAAAAGCCTTTGCATACTATCGTTGCAAAAGACAAGAATTTCCTAGTAGCTCCGATCTTAACCCAATATCATTCATATGAAAATGACAGCATTCGTGGACAGGGCATCAGCGAACCAATAATGACTGTAGATAGCTCAAACAGATACGGACTTGTAACATCTTTCTTGAGCAAATTCTATAAGACCGGTATCGGGCAGGATGAGCGAGAGCCATTACATACTGTAACAACGTCAGCTGGCCATTTTGGGGAAGTCAGAGCTTTCCTGATTAAATATTATGGCAGTAATGATGGTCAGAATATTAAGCAGCCCCTAGACACCATAACAACACATGATAGATTTGGACTTGTTACAATAAAAGGTGTAGATTACCAAATCGTAGACATAGGACTTCGCATGTTAGAACCGCGCGAGTTATATGGATGTCAGGGATTCCCCGATGATTATATCATTGACCATGATTACTCTGGCAAATCATATCCTCGGTCAGAGCAAGTTAAGAGGTGTGGAAATGCGGTGTGTCCGCCAATTCCTGCAGCACTGGTAAGAGCAAATCTTCCAGAGATGTGTTTGCGGCAGAGAATGCCAAATATGAAGGTTAGGGAAGAAGAAACTGGACAGCTCAAATTCGCATAAGGAGATAGCATGACAAATAGAGAAAAGTATTCAGAAGAAATAATGGAAATTCTATTCAAAACAGGAATACATCCGGCTCTGATAAATGAGCAAATAGTCGAGTGCCACAAAGAATGCAGACATTGTAAATTCGCTCATACAAAATATTCTTGTGACGAAGCATTTACGCATTGGGCTGAAAGTCCTTGCGAGCCAGGAAAGATTGATTGGAATAAAGTTCCTATAGATACTAAAATTTTAGTAAGAGATTCTATGAATGGTCACTGGATCAAAGCTCACTTTGCCGCAGCACAAGGCAATCTTGTAACTGTTTTTAGTTTGGGTAGAAGCAGTTGGACAGCAATGGATGCAAATACTTTTTCTACATATCGTTTTGCCGACATTCAGGATCAAGAAGAAAGGAGAAAATATTTAAAAGATGAATAAGTACAATGAGCACATCAAGGAGTCTATTGATTATTTTAACCACGAATCGGAATGCATGAAGCACCGAGTTTGTAACTGTGATATGCAGACAAGTTTGAGAGTTGGAAGGGAAAAAACTGCTTACGAAACAGCAGTAGAATGCTTAAAGAAGCAGCTTCCTCAGTCACCAGTTAAAGTGGTTCATAAGTCTATTGTCCATGAAAACAGAGGTGATCAACCGCACACATTGAGAGAAAGCGAGTGCGAGGTGTGGGAATGCCCGTGCTGTGGAAACACAGTATGGGGTGGCATAAGTATTACAAAGAAATCATCATATTGTTCAAAATGCGGACAGAAGATTGACTGGGAGGAGGTCAAATAAGAAACATACGCCGATGATCTGTTTTAGTGTATAAGGAGGAATGAGAAAATGACTGAACAAATTAAATTTGAGTTGGATTCCGATGAGACATTTGACATTTTGAAGGATATCGGAGATGCAGAAAACGAGTTGGGAAAGCAGTGTTGGAAAGATGGATTAAAAGCGCAAGCGATTGAGTATTTTAAGCATGAGGCTACATGTGAAATTGCGATTAAAGCAATCAAAAAGCAAATTCCAATGAAGCCAATCAAGATCACAGCAAATGGAGTTTACAAATGCAAATCTTGCAGTTATCTCATTGCGTGCATCCCAAACGCAACAAAATATTGTGATCAGTGCGGACAGAGACTCTACTGGAAGGAGAAATAGACATGAACACGGAATTAATTGTAGAGTACGAGAACGGAGAGGTACACGAGGAGCAGCCAGAAAATATTATTTTTGCGGATAGCAAAGCATATGTTTTTCTGAGAGCGGAGGCGGAGAATGAAAGTGTATAAAAACCCTTTCGTGAGCTATCCGTGCTATTTTGTAAAAACGGGAGCTGGATGGTCTGCAAGAGGGGAGGCATCGAAGAGCAAAGGATATGATGTGGAACTGCATAATGGGGAATGGACATGCAGAGACGGTTGTTATTATGATGATACAATCAAGCATGAGCTGGTTCTGGTAGGCGAAAATAGAAAGTCCATTCACAGCATCATAAAAGAAGCAGTAATTTGTGCAGTATTAGAGCTTGTAAAGGAGGTCAAATAATATGTATTACATGGATGATGAAGACTATTTCGAGCCGAGCGAGTTTGATGCAAAAATCGAAGAGCTTAAAAACGAGCTTCGAGAATCTGTAAAAAAGGAAGTTAAGGACGAACTTGAAAAGCTGCGCGAGGAAAATAAAAAATTGCAGGGCATCAAGGAGAATTTTGAATCCATAAAGAAGGATTATGGGAGAAAGAAAGCAGAATGTGAAAGTGCAATGCGAAACGCTGAAACCAAAGCCAGACAAGCTAGGCTGAAAGAGTTAATGGAACAGTTTAAGGTTGTTCTGTGGTCAGTAAAATGGAACTTCCAGTATAAGGAGAAATGCGATAGGTGCGATAACGACAGAGAAGTCAAGATAAAACTTCCATCTGGCAGAATGACATATGATGATTGCAAATGTGGAGCAAGAAAAAAAGTGTATTATCCAGATATGGAAATTCTGTATGAACTGAGTGATAAATACCAAGGGATTAAAGCATGGTATAGAGCAACAAATGATAAAGAAGAAAGCGATCTTGCAATGTGTTCTTGCGCAACATATGCAAGGGAAATAGTAGACCATAACAAGGACTTTAACGAAATAGATGCAGAGGATAAGACATTCTTCACAACAGAAGAAGAGTGTCAGGAGTTCTGCGACTACATGAACAGAAAAGAAGAAAATTCTGGATATGATTACGACTTGGCAGGAAAACTAATTAAGGCTAGAGAGGTATAAAAATATGGTTAAAACAATTTTTGATAATCCGTCAGGCATCTTAGCATTGATACACAATTGTGTATTTATAAAAGATGGTGAAGTATGGTACAGGGATTTTGAGCGCGAAATTCCACTTATGGAGCTTGCACGGAATCTTCACAAAGCATACGGCAATTCTGAGGCATCAGCGATGAATGATGAAGCACTTAATGACAAAATGTATGACGATTCGCAATTTAAGCCAGAGGAAGATATTGATAGTTTTATTGCCATTTTTTACATGGCACTTATTGGAATGGCAGAAAACCGAGAACGCTTAAAAATATACGAAACAACAGGATTGCCAACAACTGCATATCCAGAAGTACTGCAGGAATGTATTGATACTTACGGAGCAGATAAACAAATCGACCAGGCGATTGAAGAAATGAGCGAGCTGATAAAAGCACTGCTTAAACATCGCCGCAAGACAGTTCAGCTGGAGGGTGGAAATGTAAATCCAACGCCTGACACAGACCTGGCAAAAGCCAGAGCGGATATTCTTGAAGAAACCGCTGACGTTATTATCATGTTGACTCAAATCATCATGATTTTTGGTGATAGAGATTTTGTTGAAAGAATAATAGAATCAAAGGTTTACCGCCAGAAAAAGCGCTTGAGAAAGGAGACAGATGATCAAAATTATTAAAGCAGAAAATGTAATAACTTGCCCTGAATGCAATGCAAATCTAAGTTACGGAGAAGCTGATGTGTTTTTTAACAAACTAGTCTCCTGTGAGCACAAAAGTTACTACAATAAATGCGTAATGTGCCCCTGTTGCAAAAATAAAATTGTTGTTGCAGATGGCGCAGTATTTGTTGAGCCGACAGACGTAAATGGCGTCCCAATAGACACAGATGGTATCTTAATATACACAGATGATGTACTGATTACAGATATAAGAAGAAAGGAATAACGAATGCCCGGTAAACCGGGTTGATGCGCAGTGATCTGTGGTGGCGTATCAGAAAATTTAAACACCGTGGCTGAAAAGGTGTGCAGTGGAAACGCTGCACACGCAATTGATAGCAAACGAATTATGATCCACGATACATGCATTTGTAGCGTGGTGTTATGCAAAAATACAAAGTGTGCTGGTTATCAGCAGGAATCTCTAGTTTTGTTGCTGGATATTTGGAAAAGGATGTTGACGAATGGATATATATAGATATCGCTGATCAGCACCCAGACAGTCTGAGATTTATACACGATGTAGAAAAAATCATTGGAAAGAAAGTAACAATTTTAAAATCTTCCGAGTTTAACTGTGTGGAAGATGTGGTAAGAAAAGTCAGGTTTATAAATTCTAAGCACGGAGCACCTTGTACAGGAATGTTAAAGAAAGCAGTTCGTAAAAAGTGGGAAAATGAGCACTTACAATACCAATTAACGTATGTATGGGGAATGGACTCAAACGAGAAATATAGAGCTAGGCAAATGGTACAAAATTTTCCTGAATTTAAGCATAAATTTCCGCTTATTAGAGAGAAAATGTCTAAGCAAGATTGCCATGCTTTTGCTGATCGCTTGGGTATAAAGCGCCCTGTAATGTACGATATGGGCTACAATAACAACAACTGTATTGGCTGCGTAAAAGGCGGCATGGGCTATTGGAACAAAATTAGAAAAGACTTCCCAGAGGTGTTCGCAGCGCGTGCGAAGCTCGAACGGGACATTGGACACAGCTGTATCAATGGTGTATTCCTTGACGAATTAGACCCAAACAGAGGAAGAATGAGTGAAGAAATAATGCAGGATTGCGGAATTATGTGCTATCTGGCATTTAATGAATCAGAAAGGAATGATGAGAATGACAAAGAAAGAATTGATAGCAAAAGTCAAAAGCAAGCCGTATGAAGAAAACGTAATAAATACGATTAAAGCATTGCACGGACTAGGCTATGAAGAAACAGCAAGAACCATGCAGGAATTATACACTGATGCAAAGGCACTGACTGTTACTGCAAAAGCATCTGGAAAGTACTCAGATGATCCAGAACTTGACGAGGCATTAAGTGACTATGCTTCGATGAGAACAAAGATAAAGAAACCACTGACTTCAAAAGCTCTTGAAAGAGCAATGATTAAGCTTGAATCCTTATCTCACGGAGACAAGAATTTAAAGATTCAGTTGCTTAATCAGTCCACCGATAACTGTTGGATAGGCATTTTTCCATTAAGAGCAGAAAAAGCATTTGAAAGAAAGCTGCAAAATCCACAGCGCTCACAGTTCGATGCCATTTTAGGCAGCATATCCAATGACTGAGAATGACGCAAAAAAAATAATGCTAGTGATGACTGTGGCATATCCAAATTATAAAGTCGCAGATATTGATGCTACTGCTCAAATCTGGGCTAGGCTGCTATCAGACTACACATATTCACAGGTTGATGCAGCACTGAGAGCCTATATTCTCACAGAGAGTAAAGGATTCGCCCCGACAATAGGACAAATTGTTGAAAAAATAGCATTATTAAACCAACCAGAAATTCCAACAGGTTTGGAAGCATGGGCTATGGTTCGCACTGCTGCTTCCAACAGTACATATCATGCAGAAGAGGAATTTGAAAAGCTTCCATCATGTGTTCAAAGAGCCGTTGGAAGCCCTGGTAATTTAGAAAAATGGGCTAAAACAGAACAAACAGATCTTGAAACGGTGGTCCAGAGTAACTTTTTAAGAACGTATGCAACAGTTTTGACGAAGCAAAAAGAAATTCAAAAAATTCAAGGAATCAGCTCAACTGGCAAGCAGCCTTGCTTGCCAGAGTTTGAAATAAGTATATAGGAAGGAGTGCGCAGATGACACGAGCACAAAGGAGACGGGCTGAAAGAGAAGCAAAAAAAGGAAACAAAGTCGTAGAACAGCGAATCACAGGTGCGGAAGAAAGCATAAGAATTGCTTTGTTAAAAGAAAATATTGCACGAGACGTTGATCGCAAGCTTTATGACAAATACTACCAAAAAGCAAATAAAGACGCTGTGGACAACATATACAGCATCATATTAACATCATTTGGACTTGCCCTGGCAGATACTTGTCCTAATTGGAAGGCTGAGGCAATTGCAAAACGAATCCAGAAGACAATGGACTATGTTGACAAATTCTTAAAGGAATACGACGGAGACATTGAACGTTTTATGAAAGAACTCGAAGATAGAACCGGATTCTCGTTTGAGATAGATTCTGTAAGCGGAAAGGATGAATAGTATGGATTTTTTAATTGGTTTAATAGCAGGGCTATTATTTGGCGGAATTACTGGTGTGCTTGCAGTTGCTTTGTGTGCTGCATCAAGCGCAAATGAAACCAATGACGAAGGAAAGAGGGAAAACGATGAGAATTAAGCATTTGAAGTTAGATAATTTTTGCAGTTTTTACAACGGAAAAGCTGTAGACACAGATCTATACAATAAGACAGAGGTATCTGGATGCAATGAATCTGGAAAAAGCACAGTTAAGAGAGCTATTTTTTGGGTACTGAATTGCAGGGGCGAGAACGGCGAAGAAATTACTGGAATCAGGCCACACGATAAATCAGGTAACGAGATTAACGATATTGAGGTTACAGTCGAGATGACCGTAGAACTTAACGGTTCCAGCAAGACATTTAAAAAGGTCTCTCGTCAGAACTACAATAAAAAAGGTGACTTCATAGGTAATGTTATTGACTATTATATCAATGACATTCCTAAAAAAAAGTGTGACTATGAAGATTTTATTGCAGAAGAATTGGTTCCTGTGAGCGCACTTTCGAACTTGATCAACGCTAAAACACTCTTGTCAAAAAGTGCCGCCGACTGCAGATCAATCTTGGAATCCACCTTTGGAACGTGCTCCAATGCAGAGGTTTGTGAACGTTTTCCGGAGTTCTCCCCTCTTCTCCCACTGCTGGACGATGGCAGTGTTGATGAGTTAAAATCAAAATTTAATACTATGCTGAATGGCAGACGCGGAAGGAATGGCACTAAAGGCTTACTTGATATTCGCAAAGAGTTTCCAAGCCGCATTGATGAGGTGGAAAAACAGAAAATTGTCATTGATGAAGCCTTGATAAACAGTCAGATTGCAGATATTGAAAGCAGGCTGAAAGATAACCAGAGTAAACAAGCTGATGTGCAGAAGGCATTTGATGAGCAGCGTACAATTCAGACACAAATTTATAAGTTGAAGCAGGAGCAATTAAAGGCCGCTGATGACGCTAATGCCGAAAACAGGAAAAGAATTACTGATTTAGACGCTCAGATTATGGCAGCAAAGGAAGAACTTTTCCTATCCAACAGTAGTTTAAATGCCAAAGAGCATGAATTGCACCAGATTGACTCCGAGATTCGGGATCTTGAAACTAAGCGTTTGAAACTTTCAAGTGACTGGAAAAGCAATAAAGATATGCAGTTTGATGAAAATTCGCTGATTTGCCCGTATTGTAAGCGTGAGTATCCATCTGATCAGCAGGATGAAATGCGAAAGCATTTTGAAGAATCAAAGGAAGAAAAACTACAGGAAATCACAGACAATGGAATGAAATGCAAAGAAATCATTGATGCTTTGCGCGAAAAGTTCAATGCTGCAGATGCAGAGCTTTCTGCCCTTCGTGAAGAATCCAATAAAAAGTCAAAAGTTGTCGATGATTTAGTTGCACAGAAAAAAGCTATATCCACTGTACCTCCAGCAGAACCAGACGAGGCAGCAAAAGCCAGATCTGCAGAAATCGCAAAGCTTGAAAGCCAGTTAGAAGCAAATACTGCAAATGCAACGTTTGCACAGCTCAAGGCAGAAGAAAATAACCTTCAGCATCAGTTATCTAGTCTAAAAGCAGAGCTTGCAAAAACTGAAATAAATGCCAAGATTGACGCAAGAGTTGCAGAGCTTAACATCGAGCGCCGAAAGAATGAGCAGCTAATTGCAGATACGCAGGCACAACTCGACTTGCTCAAACGCTTCAACATTCGCAAGCACGAGCTTTTAGAAAGCAAGGTAAACGAGTATTTAGAGTACTGTCAAGTGAAATTTTTCAGACAGCTTGTGAATGGCGACCTAGAAGAAACGTGTGATTTCTGTGTAAACGGTGAACCATACGCTAGAAACCTTAATCACGGTGCAAAAATCTTAATCGAGACAGATGTTTGCAAGGCTTTTCAGAAGAAATACGCTACTACCCTTCCTATCATCGTAGATGACTCTGAATCTGTTGATAATTGGAAGATACCGGATATGGATAGGCAGCTTATTATTCTCAAAAGAACTGATTCTAAGGAATTAACAATTAAGGAATCATGATGTGATCCGTGAAATTACACAAACTTACCCAGTCTAAGCTTGATGATTACAAACTTAGAAGTAATTTCACGGACGATGAAGAGATAACATTTGATATGTTATCTAAAGGCAAATCTATCAGCGAAATAGCAACCCGGTTATCTGTGTCGACTAGGACGGTTGATCGCAGGATTGCCGATATAAAATCAAAAATCAACCAACTATAAATAGTCCCCTGGTATTTATGATGCTAGGGGACTATTACAACATTTTTTAACATTATTTTACTGTAAAGAAACGTCACATGTATAACCTTAAAGATATTTTTTATAACTTTTTAGTTCTAACTATTGACTTTTTAGTTCTAACAATGTATCCTATAACTGAGAAAGGAAAAAACATTATTTTACTGTAAAGAAATGTCAAATTAGGTTAAGAATTGTAAAATAATGTAATCACAAAGGAGGTTTCACTATGAAAGTAATATGTATTGCAAACCAAAAAGGTGGCATTGCAAAGACCACAACAGCCACTACACTTGCTTCAATTTTAATGTCACAAGGTAAGAAGGTCTTGCTTGTTGACGCTGATCCGCAGGGCAACAGTACGGACACTTATAGAGCAGTGTCCAAAGATACAGCAACTCTCTACGATGTTATTTTAGATATTGAAGATCCGCTTCCAATTGCGGAAGCTATTCAAAGAACAGAAATAGGCGACATAGTTGCGTCCGATCCAGAACTGAAAACAGCAGATCAAAGATTCCCAAGCGATGGGAACGAATATTTTAGATTGAAGGATGCTCTTTCTGAATTAACTGGTTATGACTATGTTATTATTGATACAGCTCCGGCAGATAATAAGCTGCTAAAAAACTGCTTAATTGCTTCCGACAAGGTCATCATTCCTGTCACTGCAGACCGTTATGCCATTCAAGGTCTGTCAGAACTGAATAGAACCATCACGGGCGTAAAGAAAAGAAATAATCCTAACCTAGAGGTTGCAGGACTCTTGTTGGTGAAATATAAGAGTCGCCAGCTCCTCGCCCAGGAAGTTAAAGCTTCTTTGGAAGAGATTGCCAAGCAGCTCAACACAAAGGTTTTCTGCACAACTATTCGTGAAAGCATTGCCGTACAAAAGGCACAGGCAACTAGAACAACCCTCATGAATTTTGAACCGAAGTGTAACGCTGCCATTGACTATGTGCAGTTCGCAGAGGAACTAATTAAGGAGTGATTAGAGATGAGAAAGAAAGATAACGCCACTACTACTTCTTTTGATGTGACAGCCGGCATTGATTTTGCAGATACTGGCGAAACTGAAATTCCAAGCATCCAGCCGGTGGGAAAAAAATCAGTTTTTGTCTCCGCTCCGGTTGATCCGAACAGAGTATATACGCCTGGATATAATCCAACTCCGAAGATTGGTCCAAATGGTGGGTATGTAGGACGCAGGGAAGTCCCTGCAGCTGAGCGTAAGATTCAGTTCAGCGTGTCGTGCACAGAATCACAAAAGGCAGCCTTTTCAGAAGCTGCTCGTAAGTCAGGCCGCACCCTAGCAGGATTTGCTTGCTTCGCCATTGAGGAATACATGCGGACACATGATCTATAATTCTTTACATTATTTGACATTTAAAAAAGGTTTAATAAGTCAAAGAACTGTTAAAAATTGTTAAAAGGAGGATTTTATTATGGTAAGTAATGAGATTTACGAAAGAATAGTTAGTGTTAAAAATGCTATTGCAGAAGGAAAACTTGACGATGTGATATATGAACGGAATTGTAATATTGCAGAATCGTTACGGCGTTTACTATCCGCTAATAATATGAAAACAATTGATATTGTATCAGTATTAACTGTGTTTGCGAGTGGTGAGTTTACAATGGCATTTAATTACATTGACAAATTTGATTTGCCAACAACTGAATTATGCTGTAACATGTATAAACAAGTAAAAAAAGATTATTACAATGGGCATGTAGATTTATTTATATGGCATACAGAAAGCAGCGACATATGCGGCAGATATCATGCAATACGAATATATAAATCTGGACATATTGTGGAATATAAGGTCAAATTAGAAAAGGCATGGAGCGATGATTTTGCAATGTATTTAACGCATTATGAGATTTATAATAAATCAAAAAATAGATCCTATTTACGTAATCAAAAAATAAAATTTTGGTAATTTTATCACAAGATAACTCTTTACTAAAATTAAAGAAAGCCTGCTAATAAAAAGTCAAGTGTTTTTTGAAGAAAATTTCAAAAATCTGATTTGATATTTTGTGCATAACTTTTAAGCCGCCAGAAATGCCGGCTTTGAAAGGGGTGATATAGAAAAGGGTGTTATTCTGTCTGTTCTAAGTTCCGCAGACACTCTTTGACTTTACCATAGTAAATGCGTAAGAACTTATTCGCTCCGGCTGTCATGTAGACATAGTAAGGCTTTCCCTGAGACCGTTTTTTGTCAAGAAAACGGTACACCGGATCGTCTTCAGGAGCATTTTGCAACAGGGTTGTCATGATCTGAAACAATGTTTTGCGCAGCCTTGCGGAGCCGACCTTTGAAGCCCTGTTGCTCTTTGACTTGTGCTGGCCGGATTCATCAACACCGGGGTCTACGCCCGCAAAGGCGGTCAGTGCTTCCCTGTGGGTAAACCGGGATACATCGCCGATCTCAGCGATGAGCTGGGGGCCATAGGTTTTCCCAACGCCATAGATGCCCATTACGGTGCTGTATTCTGGAAGTGTGGATGCCAGTTCGTTCATTTCCCTGCGGAGTCGTTCTACATGTTCGGAGGCAAGATTTAACTGCTGGATGCTTTGCTGGATCAACAGCTTATAAGTCTTCTCCTTTGGAAAAACAGCAACCAACTCCTTCGAGGCATTAAACAGTTTTTCGGGCTTGTCCTGCTGAAAGATATAGTGGTGCTTCTTACAGAAAGACATGTAGCGTTCTGTAAATGCCTTTAACCCAATCTTGCGGACACAATCCGCATGCCAGAAAGAATAAGCATAGTCAACCCATTTTTCACTCCCGTCCTCACGGGTGGGACTTTCAAAGAGTTTGTTTACACCAGGATAAGTATTATCTAACAGTGCAATCAGATTTGCTTTTGCGGCAACCTTTTGCTTCATAAAGAAGCTGAATTGAGAGTTTAAAGTTTTTAACTGAGTACGTGTATTGTCCATACCTGAATATTGGCGCAGTTCCGTCCAGTTGTCAAGCGTATAGCGGGCAATTTTGCGGGCATCCGCCGGATCCGATTTCACCTTGCGCAGGGAGTTGTTGCCAAAGTTTTTAATCAGGTGAGGATTTACAATGGAAACAAACAATCCAGCCTCGGATAGAGCCTTTACCATAGGCTCATGATATCTACCCGTACACTCCATAACGATCTTTGTGGTGCCGTCTAATGAACTCAAATAATCTGCCAGTTCATTGAGGTTTTGGGATGTGTGGGAGATATCAAAGGGCTTGCGGATCACAGTGCCGCCAGGCTGCAGGACTGCAACGGTGCTTTTACTCTTTGAAACATCAATACCTACTGCGTTGTACATTCTACGTACCTCCAAAAGTGAATTTGCATGGATTCCAGCATTTCTCATTGCCTATTCAATCTCCTGGGGTATCAAACGAACGTGAAGTAGTAGTTCAACCTGCATAAATCGAACGGCTGCAATGACAGGCTGGCTGACAGGCTTTCGTACGGACGCCAATGGTCCTAGGAGGTGTCGTCAGACCGATGCCTAATCATTATACAGCTTAAACAATGAGAGGATTAAGTCCCAACTGGCTGTTGGGTACTGAAACCCTACACTTATATATTAGGAGGAGGTATTTTATGGAACAAGTAAACTTGATACCGTTTTACGCTTGCGCTATCGCGTTTGCACGCCATATACGATTAGATTTAGAAAGCGAATATGGCAAGAATGCTGTAGCTTATTATAATGCTGCAAAGCAGAGCGAATATTACAATACTTTATTTTCGGAAGAACTGTCTTTGCAAACAGAAGAAGCTTATAAAAAAGCACTCGGAATCGTCGAATATAGCTACACAGAAGATGAACAAGCACAGACTTCTTTGGATATTCTCTTCAAAAAGGGATACAGAAAGCTATACAACATTTTTAAAAAGCTTCCAAAAGACGAACCGATTCATTTTAATAGTGTAATCGGAGAAGCCATTTATGCAAAACTTGCAAAGTCAGATCATGTTTCGGACGATAATTTTAATGGTCATTTATTTGCAGGCTATTACTTTTTAAATATGTGGCCGCAAGAGTTGGTACAAGAGCGTAAAGAATGTGATGAATTACTTTCCTTCATTGCAAACTACGGATACAATCCAGAACACAGAATACAAAAAGGGTTAAAGAAATATGACTGCGCTTTTCAGGAAAGAGCAAAATCATACATTAGTCAACTTCCAAAAGATTTATTTAAGCAGATCCAGTTAGCACCAAAAAATGAGGAATTTGGATACACTACAGTGTTTGACATTGAGTCACTTTCAGGTGTTTCTATTTTTTCTGAATTACAGTTCACACATGAAGATCTTGAAGCACTAGCAATTGCTTATACGCACGGAAAAAGAGGAGGAATACGTGAGGATTTCCTGACTTATGCAAAATATACGAGCTATATATTAGCTATGTGTAAGGCATATAAGCAATCTAAAGAATACTACTTCCAACACAATCGCGAAGACGTGTATATTGAAGTAGAGAGCATTAAAAATGAATTGCTTCAAGCCAAATCTGCATTATCTGAATCTCAGGAACGCAGGATGTCTGAACAAAAAGCTTGTACTGAGCAGGTTCAGCGCTTATCTGATGAGATAAATCTACTCAAGCAGAAGAATGATGCGCTAAAATCCGAACTGCAAAAGGTAGAGAGTGAACGTAGGGAGCTTTATGCTTTGCGAGAGCATATATTTTCACTGGAAAACGATTCAGAAACCGAAAATACAAATGAGCTATCTAAGGAGCAAATTCAGCAATTAAAAAACATTAGTGGCACAATTGTTGGAGGGCATCCAAGCTTGATAAAGAAGCTCAAAACTTATCTTCCGAATTGGCAATATATCAGTGCAGGAGATGTCAGCACTGTGCGCAACGCTGCATTAAAAAAATCTGACTTTGTATTCTTTGTAACTGCCCACTTGAGCCACAAGCTGTATTACGCCATGATTGCAAAGGTCCAAGATTGGAATGCAAAAATTGGATATTTGAGCCGTATGAATATAGATTATGCATTGCAAGAAATATATATATTAGTAAATAGCAGTATTTAACCTTATTTGACATTATTTGAATGTAAAGAACTGTTAAATAAAGTAAAGAACTGTAGAAAGAAGGATATATATGAAGAAAGAATTTAATTTGCTTGATGAAAATTGGGTGCGTGTATTGCTTCCAGATTATACCATTAAAGAAGTTTCACTCACGGATGTTTTCACCCACAGTCATGAATGCATGGATTTGGCGGGTGAAACAGATACTCAAAATGTCGCAATGATACGGCTGCTTCTTGCAATTGCTCATTCTGGATTTGCAAGATTCGACTCAAACGGTGATGAGATTCCGCTTTTGAACAGGGATGAAGCAATCAGCCGTTGGAAAAGCTATTGGAGTCTCGGACATTTTCCGGAAGCATTTTTAAAATATTTAGAGGAATACAGAGAACGTTTCTGGCTTTTTCAGCCTGATGCTCCATTCTATCAGGCAAACGAAGCTAAAAAAGGAACTGCTTTTGGTGCTGCAAAGTTAAACGGAGAAATTTCTGAAAGCAACAACAAGGTACGAATTTTTGCGACAAGAAGTGGAGAAGCAAAAATGCAACTAACATATGCAGAAGCGGCTAGATGGCTTCTTTTTATCAACGGGTATGATGATGTTTCTGTAAAGCCGAGTAAAGCAGGCTTGCCTTCAATCAGTATTGGATGGTTGGGGCAAAATACTATTGTTTACGCAATCGGGCGAAATCTTTTTGAAACACTTATGATGAACCTAGTTCCTTTACAGAATGGTAATGGAGAATTGTGGCCTAAGCCTTGCCCAATATGGGAATGCTTGCCACGATCCGATGAGCGCAAAAAGATTGATCCACCTTCTAACCCAGCGGAATTATTCACACACCAATCGCGCAGGATATTTCTCAAGCGTGAAAATGGGGTCATAACCGGATTTAATGCATTGGGTGGGGAGTTTTTTGATAAAGAACGTGTTGTAGCTGAAACCATGGCGCTTTACATTTTAAACAGTAACAGCGCTAAACCACTTCGCTTATTTAACGATGTTCCATTGTGGCAACTACTCGACAAGATACTTTACAACAATCAAGATACTGTTACATGGTTGCGCTTAATCGGAATTAGCAGCGCAGGCTTTCAAACTTGCGGAATGATGTATGACTCCAAGGCGATGAAATTTGTTGATGAATGTTCAAAAAGATTTACAGCAAATCTTGATCCTAACTTTGCAGATTACATATCTGTTGGCATTGAGCTGTGCCGTTATATCACAAATGAAATTGGCGTATTGTCATACAACATTCAGTTGGCTAGTGGCAAGCAAAATCCAACTGAACTTAAAAAATATGAGTTTTCTAGTGACCTGGATTTGATTTGGGCCAGATTTCTTTCGTCAAATGCCGCCGAATTTAAAATTTTCCAAAAACTAATTAAGCGGTCTGCATTGAGCTTTTCCAAATCTTTAATTGATAATGCATCCCCGACATCATTTAGAGGTCGAATAGTTACGGTGAATGGCAAGGAAAAGTATTATTGCACAGCAAAGGCTTATAATTCTTTTTTATATTATCTCAACCGATTGATTCCAGAGGAATCCAATAGTCTTGAAACTATAGAAGAACATTTAAGCTCTTACAAGGCAGATCTTAAACCGAAGGAGGAAGGTGAGTAAATGGAAAGCAAAAACACATTTTCAAACATTGTAAAAACGATAATGTTTAAAAAAGAGATGGACGGAGTTCAGCTTGCAAAACTGTTAGGGTGTTCTCAATCTAACGTATCCAAAAAACTTAGGCTAAATAACTTTAGAGAAAGTGATATACGTCAAATATCAGAAGCGTTAGGATATGACGTCTCTATCAAACTCACATCAAAGGACACCGGAGAGGAATTGCAGATGCTGTAATAGTATATTTTACATTTCTTTACATTATTTAACTTTATTTGACAATATTTGACATTTATTTACAGTAAAATATTCTTTAAAAGAGTTGTCAGTTTATCTGGCAGCTCTTTTTGTCGTTAATATGTCGTATCTCTGTCGTTTTTACATCTTATTTTTATGGCACAATACAGTCAGAATAAGAGGAAGGAAGGTGTGAATGATGTTTCCTGAATCATTTTTAACTAAAATATTTGAAAGACCAGATGTATGTATGATTCCAATGCAGTATCAATCAGCAATGATTCAGGCTATTGGAGAGGTCCTTGACGAGGAAGGAGTGATAATCGACGATGCCGATACCAAATCAGATGTATCAACCGTACAACCAGCAGACAATGTATGGCCAATATAATAGTTATTACCCGTATCAATATCAGCAGCCGCGTTATGATCTGCAGCAAAACCAGCCGCTTTTTAATCAACAGCAAAACATTCAGCCACAGCAGCAGGCTGGATTGAACGGAAAGGTCGTGCAAGCTGTCGAACAAATTACTGCGAACGATGTACCTATGGACGGTTCAATTGCAGTATTCCCAAAGCAAGACATGTCAGAGATCTATACAAAATCGTGGAATGCAGATGGAACCATTAGAACGATTGTATATAAGCCGTACACAGCTTCACAGCCAGATGTGGCGAATAGTTCAGCCGACATGTCCAAAATGAAAATGGGGCTATCTGACGAGGCTACAGAGGCATTTATGGCAAGATTTGATAGTCTTGAAAAGAAGTTTGATGAACTGATGCCTAAGATAGCGCCTAAAAGGTCCGGAGGCTTAAAGAAGGAGGCAAATGAGAATGAATAATCCATTTCAGCTATTTCAAGCCATGAGGAATCCACAACAATTTTTGCAGCAAATGGCCGGAAACAGCCAAGCCATGAGCAATCCTATTTTAAAAAATGCTATGGATATGGCAAACAAAGGCGATACAAAGGGTGTAGAACAATTAGCACGCAACCTTTGTAAAGAAAAAGGGATAAATGTTGATGATGCTGTTCGCCAGATAAAAAGTCAATTGGGAATAAAATAATGGGTGAAATTTTATCACCCATTAGAAAAACTACTTATACACTTTTTCTGTAAAAGCTCTTTCAACAGTCCAACCTTTTCGGAGGCGATTATGAAGAACATCCCAACTTATTCCGAGCAAATCAGACCATTCTTTTAGAGTTTTGGTTTCTCCGTTATACTCTATATTCAAATTATTTGATTTGTTTATAGCTTGTTCTCCAGAAGTTGCCCAACGACAATTATTTGGCTCATAGTTACCATTATTGTCAATTCGATCAAGTGTGTAGTTCTCAGGACGTCCACCAATAGATTCGGACCATTCTACAAATTTCCAAAAGTCATGCCATTCTTCGCACACGGTTATTCCTCGTTTGCCATATTGGTAATACTTTGGATGGTTTGGGCTTTCACAACGTCCGATCATGTTTTTCCATAGCCCATATAGTGGATTTTTAGTTCTTCCATCAATATATGCCGGACTATTTTTTAGCAAACAACCGCAACTTTTCACTTTGTGATTTTTAAACAGGTAAGGCAATACCCTAACTTTATTTCCACAATCACATAAGCACTCAATATACTGCCTTTTATCAGATGGCCTTCTTTCTGAAAGACCTATTGCTGTAAGCATATTAGATCTTTGACCTATATAATTATCTATGCTGATCTTAGGCTTCCTTGAGTAAGAACAGGACCCACAAGATTTCTGATGGCCCTTAATAACTCTGTCAGGAGCAAAGGAGATAATTCTTCCACAATCACACTTGAAATCAAACCCATTTGGGATATCTGAATTTTTTGATTGTGAAATTACAGTAAGATGGCCATATTTTTTCCCTTTATAATCGGAAATGTGATACTTGAGCATAAAAACAACACCTTGCCTTTCGTGTTTTTAATCGCCTACCAATAAACGTGCAGAAGTCACTAGGCATTGTGATTTTCGGGTCGCGATTCCCTATCTGCACAAAGATATTATAACACAAAAATATTAAAAATGATACTAATTCTTGCAAGATTATGTATATAAAAAATTATTACGGAGGTAAATAGTATGTTTAACTCAGGAAACTGTAGTGTACCATTAGTGGCTAGCATTGATGGTAACGGCAATAACAACGGCGGCTGGGGCAACGACGGCTGGGGGCTTATTTGGATCGTTTTGATCTTCGCCATTTTCGGCTGGGGTAATGGCTTCGGTGGCTGGGGCAACAACGGTGGCGGAATGGGTTCTACCGCAGCAGCCTACACAGATAGTGCAATTCAGCGCGGCTTTGATAACCAAGCAATTGTCGGAAAACTAGACGGAATTACCAATGGTCTTTGTGACGGATTCTACGCGGCCAACAATAGCATGTTAACTGGATTCAACGGAATCAACACAAACATCATGCAGACTGGATATGGCATTCAGCAGGCTATCAACGCTGATACCGTAGCTAATATGCAAAATACAAATGCTCTGCAGGCACAGTTAGCACAATGCTGTTGTGACAACAAAGAAGCAATCTCTAACACCAATTATAACATGGCTACACAAGCAAATGCAATTCAGCAGTCCATTGATAAAGGCTTCTGCCAGTTAAACTATAATGCAGCAACCAATACACGTGATATCATTGACAATGCCAATGCAAATACCCGTGCGCTGCTTGACTACCTTTGCCAGGACAAGATTGCTGCCTTACAGGCTGAGAACAATGATCTTCGCAGAGCTGCTTCACAGGATCGCCAGAGTGCACTGCTTACCACAGCAATGGCATCTCAGACACAGCAGATCATCAACGCAGTTAATCCAGCACCGATTCCGTCATATCAAGTTCCTAACCCAAACGTGTATTACGGATGCAATAGTGGTTGCAACTGCTGACAAAATTAAATATCGGTATCTTAACCAAAACGGTTATGTCTGCTAACTAACGCAGTATTACTATCAGCAAAGGGGCAGACTCGAAATAGAGCCTGTCCCTTATTTTAAGGAGGTATCAAATGGCAGAATATGTTGCAGTCGCAACGCAGGAAGTTGCGGCAAATGAAAATGTAACTTTTACAAACACATCTATTAAGGGTTCAAACTGCATACAGCACCGTGAAGGCAGTGGAATCATTACTCTTAGAGGTCTTACGAATCAGTGTCAGGCACGTTTTTTTGTAAACTTCTCCGCGAATATAGCTCTTCCAGCTGGGGGAACTGTGGCTCCTATATCATTAGCAATTGCTATCAGTGGTGAGCCGGTGCTTGCTTCCAAAATGATTTCAACACCAGCTGCAGTATCTCAATTCAACAATGTGTCCTCAGGCATTTTTATCAGTGTTCCACGTGGCTGCTGCGTAAATATTGCAGTTGAGAATACAAGTGGCGTTGCTATTGAAGTTGCTAATGCAAACCTTATAGTGAATAGAGTTGCTTAATTGGAGGTAGACTATGCATAAATGGGCTAAAGAGATTTTGGAATGTGTCAAAGAAAAAGCCAAAGCTATCGGAATTGATAATTTTGAAGGTCAGAATCTCGATGATTTAAAAGATTGGACCGAAATTGTTAAGAACATTGCTTGCTTTGATAAAGATTATCGCATCGTTGAGGCAATGGATAAGCTGCAAAACGATGATGAAATCATGGAAATGGTTGAGCAATACGGTGATTACCCGTCACGCCGCTATTACGACCGCTACAGATACGCTAACGGCAGATTTGCCCCAAAGGGTAGAGGGACAAGAACCCCAGGCAGACGCGGTTATGACGAACCACCTTATTGGCACATGACACCAGAAATGTATTATGAATGGGCTGATATGCCAGAAGAAGAGCGTATGCGTGATCTTGATAGACTCCGCTTTGGACGCATGTACTACTCTGACCCACGTAGAGGCTCCCAAATGCCGTCAGATGGTAGAAGTGTAGAAGATATGGGAATGAAGTCAGAAAGCCGATATGACCGTGCTAGAAGGTCATACAGTGAGACTAAGGACATGCACAAAGCTAACACCAAAGAAGACAATGACGCAAACATGCGAGGGCTTGAGTCCTTGCTGACCGTCATTGACGAAGATCTTAAAGAGATCATGCCAGGGCTTTCAGCTTCCGAAAAAACAATGATGAAAACCAAGATGACAAACTGGGTACAGCGTATATAATCAATGGTAAAACCGGGGGGCAGATGCTCCCGGTTTTATTTCAATTGCGCATTTGCTATAAATGTGCTATAATGGGGGTATCAAATGTTTTTTACAGTAAATAACAACACTTGGCAAGTTTGCTTTGTCAATCCTGGCGATCCGCAGTTGCAGCGCAGTGACGGAACATATACTCTCGGTGTAACCGACAACAATTTAAAGACCGTCTTTATGTGTAATGATCTGTCAAGCCAGATGATTGATAAAGTGCTGTGCCATGAATTAACACATGTTCACGCAATGGAATACGGATACTCTATCCCGATTGAAACAGAGGAAATTGTCGCAGACTTTATAAGCCTTTTTGGCAGGAGTATAGTAACTGTTGCAGATGAACTTATATATCAGCTTTTAGGAAGCGATGCAATTAAGTACTGTGCATAAAATAAATATCACAATACACACGATTTTAGACAATGTGTCAGAAAGGAAGGCAGATGTATACAAAGATTCACACGCAAAAAGATGTTCTTCGTGAGCGATATCTTTATCAATCCGAACTTACTCCACTGGGCTTTCCAAAACTGCTCCCAGTACATGCTGCTCTGAGTGGGCTTAATGCAGTATCATTTTGTGAGGCGGCAAAAGAAAAAAATCCAAAGAAGGCGCTTTGCCACTTTTTTATTGACGACACACGGTTCGAGCCATTATGGAATCAGCCGCAAAAGTATCTTCCGACACTCGAAAATTTTAAATACATCTGCGCTCCTGACTTCTCATTTTATGACTCTATGCCAAAGGTCATGCAGCTACATCAAGTGTACAGAAGCCGCGCCCTGGCATGGTGGCTATTTATGAGCGGCTGTAACATCATTCCAACTGTAGGTTGGGGAAATGCAGAGACGTTTGATTTTTGCTTTGAAGGGTTGCCAGAAGAGAGTACGTTGGCAATCAGCACAAACGGTTGCTTCACCGATCAAGGCAAGGAGTGTTATCGGCAGGGCTTCAAAGAAATGTGTTCCCGACTCCATCCTACAGAAATTTTAGTGGTTGGACGTCCTATTGATGTGGACACAGATGTAAAAATCACGTATCGAGAATCATTTGGGCAGAAACTTACAAGAAAGTTGAGGGGATGATATGGGCGGTAGAAGTGGAAAGAAGCGCGAAATCAGCATAATAACCTATGTTGGCAGTTTGAAGCGAATCAGAACTGAGGAAACTGTCGGAAATATCACAGTCATAAGAACCGAATACAAACAGCAGAAGCAGAAGAAGCGCCGTAAGAAAAGCCGATAGATTTTAACATTATTTTACAGTAAAATAATGTATAATAATGTAAAGTAATGTAAGATACTGTCAAGAACTGTAAAATAATAGGGATAGATTTGATTCTATCCCTACTTTATATTATATTTACCAATCATTCATCTTCACCCCCTCTCTCAATTTTCTGCTTTCGAATCACTTCCAGTGCCATTTTCACATCCTTTTCGGTCTTTTCAATTAGTAATTCTTACATTCTCCAACCTTTATTTACAGTCAGAAGTTATTTGACTCGCCTTACCTTCTTTAAGTGTGCTTTTTATATACCTTTTCACTATTTTCTCTTCATCCGCTGTTAAATCAATTTCTTTAAAAGATTTTAAATTGTCGCGCATTACCTGATTTGCCCATTGTGGTCCCTCAAAGCACAGACATTGAAGCGTATGCAGTATTTTTTGTGACGCTATGTAACCAGGTGCAAGAGCCGGCATTCCTTTCAACATAATATTACGAGATGACGCAATAAAAAGTTTTGCCCCATCACCCGCAAATCTAATGCCCTTCGGATAAGTTGCAGGAATAAAATCGTTATTTCCTGTAATGCTACACATTCCGTTTGGTTCCAAACTATGAAGATAATAGTCTTTCCATTGCTTGTTTTGCCCGTCTCCTGATCGAAGAAGATTCAGGCAATATTTTTCATATTCTCCACTAAAACTTGCTCTTATCAATTCTTCCTGTGGAGCCATCACAAAACAAACAACAGTTTTTTCTTCTGGATAAGGAATCTTTTTTAGAAATCCTTGCAAAACATCCCTCATCAATCCTTTTTGAACAAATCTGTATACTGATTTTGCCAATTTGTCATCTACTTCAGAAATGTAGGCTTCTAATTGTTCCATATATTTATCGTGTTTTTCTTTGTTATAGTCTGCTGACAAATATTGCATATTGTCATGAATCGGATGTGGATTGTTTCCACTTGTCCTTGATTCAGATTCAATGGTGCATGGAATAGTAAAACGGTCTTTACCATTTAACATTGCCCCTATGTAATTTCCATTTTCATCAAGCAATACCTTTATATGTGGTAAAATTCTTGTATGGGCTATTGGGATAATATCCTCAACACCCATATCTTCATACACTTTTAGCAAATTTTCCCAATTCATATTTTCCCTTCTTTCTCCTCGCAACCGGTATGGCAGCATCTTTTTATATTCTTTTATAGCAATGGAAATAATGCGCAACTCTATGTTTTCGTGTTTCTTCTACCCATTCGCGTTCTCGTATTAAATTTACTGCCGTATCGTCGATTACGAAATCGCTTGTGATTGTAGTTTCTCTTCTATATCCGCACCACACTTGGATTTTATAATGGCAGTCGATTTTCGCTAATGTTTTCCACGCTTCTAATTCTTCCGCTGGCATTTGCATTAAATACTCTTCTGCGCAATTTTTCTGAAATTCTTCAATTGTAGCCCTTAACTTTTGGGTTCGTTCTATATTCTTATTTCGTATCTCTTCCTCTGTTGGCTCTTTCTCTTCCTCGTCTTCATCATCTTCATCGCCGGAAGCAAACTCAGCAGCAAGATCCTTTACCCAGTCCGGCCATGATTCCTCATGTTCCGGATACACTCTGTCGACAAATTTCCAAAAATCTTCGGCTACAGCTTGAACTGATTTTGTTAATGTTTTGTTCTGAAATCCAAAGCCTTGGTATACATTACATGTGTTATCCAACAACCAGCCCCACTCCTTACGCTCTTTCGGCCAATCTTCCTCAGCAAGTGGCTTTTGCTGTACTACCGCTTCTAATACTTGTTTCATTTTTTCTTCGTTCATTTTTCTTTGCCTTCCTACCTCTTCGGTAGTTCCTTTCCTTTTGATAATTCTATCATATCACATTATGCGCATAATCTTTATTTTTTTAGAAAATGCACCAGGTTGCTAACCCAATGCCTAATTTATTTGTTATGCTATTCCACTTTTCTTTTCTAGGTCCGCGTTGATCAGTCCATTTATATACTCATTTATGCTCTCCCCCTCTCCGCTTGCTTTTTTGGCATTCTATTTTCCTTTCTGCGTCGTTGCGTTTCTCCGCAATTTCTATTTCTTATTTTTCTCTTTTTAATTCGTGGTATGCACCGGGTTGTGTAGCTTGCCCGGTGCCCGTTTTATATTATTTTATACCATTTTCTTATTGCTCGCTAAATATGTCCAATTCCCATTCCCTCAGGACTTCTTTTGGAATTTTTGTACCTCTGGAAAGAACGCTTAAAATGGCCAGATCAATTGGCAATCCGTAAGTTCTTCTATCGGCGTCGATCCAAGTAGAAGCCGATTTGAATCCCCGGATCTTTTTCGATATTGTATCAAAAAGTTGCTTTTTCTCCGCTAGTATTTCCTTTTTACTCGGAGCGTTATCCGGATCGTGAGTAGCGAATGCAGGATACATCTCCTTAAAGTTGTCAAGGAGGAACTTGTTGAATCCTCCTTGTTCGGCCTTCTTTGCTAAAGTTACTACAGAATACTTCATAGCCATCCAACTAAGCCGAAACCTTAGTGGTTGTAACGAATCCTCAGCCAATTGTTTCAATGCTTTTCTTCTTAGATTGTTCGCCCAGGCTATCTGTTTAGGACTACCCGATAATAGAACTTCACTTTCCCATTCACTTACCAGTTTAGTTACTTCTTCGCTTACTTCGTTCATATTTACCCTTCCTTTCTTTGTCAATATGCACTATTATAAGATAGCAGTACTGCTTGTATATTGTAAACATTGTACAAAATGTTTTATATTTTCTTATCGAACACTCCCAAAATACAGTGCAACCACCATACCGCCGAAGATCAGCACACTGAGTAGCAAGTCACCAATGCTCTTTGCTACTGCATCAAGCATTTTTTCATGTTTTTCTTTTTTTCAATCGTTGCCTTGAATCCTCTTGACTTTTGGCAGAGAATAGCACGCTCTGCACTGCTGCGCATCTTCTCAATCTGCAGGCTTGATTCCCAGATTGCCTTCATTTTATCACCTCTTTCCGTGTCACGCAACCTTTTCAACAATAACAACCGCGGATGGCGGCGCTTCATATCTGAAAAAATCAGCTGCATTTTTAAACTGTGAATCCATCACCGGGATATATTCGTCTGGGTAGATATGAGCCGTAGAAAACTGAATGCAGCCCGGATTCTTTACGGATGCATGCAATATGTGCTGCTCCGTGTATGCCTTGCCGTCAATTTCGTGCTGCACTTCCCAGTGTGCCACCACACCTGGTGTCTTTGCCGCCTCGAATACTTGTGCCCATGACACAAGGGCCACGGCGTCAAGGCTTGCAATCTCTTTCTCAAGCTTCTCCAGCTCATCACCGTGAGCCTTGAAAAGCTTTATATGCAGCTCTCGTGGCGCGGCGCTGATAGATACTGTCTGTAAAATCATTGTTTTAACCTTTCTTTGCTTTGTTCAGTGCATACATTGTTTTGGATGTATTGCCATTTCCATATAGTTACTTTTTATTATCTCCGTGATGCTTGCCAAATGTGGCAAGTAGTGCATGACGCCGTTTCGTGTAGCTCTCAAATCTTTTACCGGATCACCCCGGCACTACAGGGGTAACGGACCCCCAGACGGTCTTTCCTTTATCCTGTCAGTTTTTACCGTACTTGCCGCAGCTTTCCGCACCGCCTGACCTTTACAGCCTTTAACCTTTTTCGCTGGTTTCCATCTCGTATGCAATCGGTTGTGTTAGCAGATGCATAAGCTGCTAGATGTCCAAACGATTATACAGCTTTCTGGATCTCGTGCCGTTTGCGGACGTTAGCGCCTCCGCATTTGCGGTTGATGTTTTTTCCCTTGTATTTTGACGGCGTCGCTCTTGTCTCAACCTCTTGCCAACCTCGCCGGGGTTTATCGCAGCACCTGCGCCGGGTATAGATCACTTATAACCGCATGGGTAGCCCTCACCGGAGGCGATCACATCGCCCAAATAGCGTCCCCAGGTCGTGAACCTCGCCGCCTAAAGCGGAGAAACGCAAAACTTAAAATTCCTTAGCGTAGCTTTCAGCATCTGCCAGAGTCCGGCACAACTTGCAAATATTACTGTATTCACCATCTACAAAAATCTGCACACTGTAACCATAACCGCGAAGTCTTGCCGGGTGAGTGTCGCCCAGCAAGACAATTTTTGTTGTGATCATCGCTTTCCTTTCTCTCTTTCAAGCCATTTTCCGGCCAATTCGCGTTCTTGCTCAGTTGCCTTTGTAATTTTTCTGTCTGGATATACGCGGAAGGCGTGCCACTTGTAAACCCCTACAAAATATACAACGTCTTCCTCACTCATACAGGCGTAAAAATCCTTGTACATGGCAGCACTGTAAAAATCAGCGTGTTCCTTGCCATAGCTCAGAACCTCGCCTGCAGTCTTTAAAAACTTGCCGTTTCCGGCATAGCACCAGCCGCGGCCGCTGTCCTTCGTCCAGATCTGGACGTTATAGCGGAAACCGTGCGCCATAGCTGGGGCGCTTTCATTCAATCTAATAATTTGTAATGTTGTCATAACTTTTCCCTTTCTTGCCTGCCATCATCAGTGCCGGGAGGCAATCCCCAACGGACGCCCAGCCTTGGGCGTTTCGGCTTAAATCTCTTCTATTTCATCAATGTAAAAATCAACCATATCAACCGCGGCTGTAAAGCGCTGCTGGACAGAAAAGCTAAATCCAAAATCTTTATCATACATGGCCGAAGCGCTTGTAGCTACATAATAAAAGAGGTCTGCCGCCTTATCTTTATCAAAGGTCCCTTTTCTTGCTTTTTTTCTGAGGTTTTCAATACTTGGCTTAATCTGGCGATTGTACAAAACGCCTGAGTTAGTAGCATATAAAAACAGCTCTCTTGCTTCATCGGATGCCTTATAAATCATATTTTTTGTTCTCTTCATATTTTTTTACTTCCTTTCTGTGTTTGTTGTTTTCCTTGTTTCTGACTGTATTATATAACAACGTACGTGTATATGCAATAGTAATTCTGTATAAATGTACGTGTATATTTTTGTGCATTATGTACGTGTATATTTTTATCTTTATAGTGTATAATTATGCTAGAGGTGGAAAAGAGCCTTTATAATATAAGAAAGGAAAGAAAAACGTATGGCAACATCAGACGCACACAAGCAAGCTACTATAAGATACGCAAGTAAGACTTATAAGCGCGTGCCGCTCGATTTGCGGCGCGAAGATTACACCAGACTACAAGAGGCGGCAGCAGCTACAAGCCTATCAGTCAACGGCTACATAAAAGCCGCGATAGCAGAAAAAATCAGCCGCGATAGCATCCGATCAGCGGCACCAGATGCAGAAGGACCTGCAGCACCTGCGGCAGAGCCGGAGCCGTCCAGCCAGAAGACCAAGAGCCAGACGCCAGACCTGGAAGCGGTAGACCTGCAAAGGCTCTTGACTGATGCACGGTATCAGCTTGATATTATGGATATATACGGCCAGGAGCAGACGCAGCGCTTACTTGATCAGGCACGAAGCAAATAAAATAAGGTGGGCATTTTCGCCCACCTTATTTTTTTAAATGAAATAATATTTTCTTACTGTTTTTTCCGTTCTATTAGGGCTGATGCTTAGTAACTCGTCTGGAAGATATCCGGCCTTTGTATAGCCACAACTTACTTTTTCGTATCCGCCTAAGTCTTTAAAAAATTGTACTGCATCAAATACATTAAAAACATAAGTTGCCGGTACTTCTTTTTCTTCTTTTTTCACTTCAACCCAACGCGTGCCGTGCTTAGCATAGGTTGTTTTTTCTTCTAAAATCTTGCCGCCGAAATCCTGGAGACTAGAAATATTTGGATATTTCTTAAAAAGCTTTCTGTAAGTTTTTGCTAACTCTGAATATAACATTGTTTTTTCCCTTTGCTTGATGTATAATCAAGCTACCTTTCTTTTTTTTGATTGGTGCCGGTTGCGTTTGCTTGGTAGGTAGTGCAACCGGCTTTTTTTGTTTACACCCTTATTATATCACTTTTAAAAGTTATGTCAAGACTTTTTATAACTTTTTTTCGTTATATTTTTTCTTGACTTTTTGCCACAGAAAAGCTACTATATATATGTAGCGATACACCAAGCACGAAAGGAGAGTACTACAAGCATGATAAAGTTTAAATTTGACGTAGCCGGCGCACTGGCTACCGCAGGCGTCACAGCCTACACAGCGCAGAAAAGCGGCATTTTATCACAGGATACATGGCGAAAGATTAAGGCAGGAGATACACATATAAGCCTTGAGGCTATTAATCGTATATGCTGCATCTTGCACATGCAGCCAGAGCATCTTATATACTATGCACCAGACCAGGCCGAAGAAGAAAAAATTTTAAAAAACTTTCGAAAAAAGTCTTGACATAGTAACTTTTTTAAGTTATACTAAAGGCACAAAGAGAGAAAGGAAGCCCCAAAGGGCAAAGGTAAAAAGATATGAAGAAGGAGCATGCATCGAAGTTTTACGAGGTTGGCAACGGTAAGATTTTTGCAGTAGTACTTGAAGATGGCAAGCCTGTAAACGTCACCTGTAATCTAGCAGATGGTCAGAGCACAGGCACCGAGGTTTTGGAGGCAGCACGCGAAGGTTGGCCATATGCAGACCAGTTCGATTCTTCCGAGTGGTCCGGTCTCAGCCTGGAGCAGGCAGCCGAGGAACTAGAGAAAGGAACCCACACACCAGTAGGAGAGGAGCGCCCAGTTGATTTGATCGCAGAGACCAGACCAACCCCGGCACATGTCAGTGGCTTGCCGTTCGTAACGCTTTACTGGCGCCACATGGGTGCAGCAGGGTTTGATCTTTTTAAAGATTTAGACGTGCCTGAGGCCGTAGCATATCGCATCAATTCTAGCAGAGAGTGGAACCCCGACGACTGCCGCAAGCTGTGTGAGCTGGCCGACATGGCGGATGAGTACGACAACGCCGACAGTGACACCGTAGAGGACGTAGTAAGCGCAGCAGCTGACAAGCTCGGCGTTGAAATCTGGTAAATATCAAAGCACCCGCCCCGGAGGTTACGAGGGCAGAAAGGGAAAAAATGAAGATTGAAGACGAAAAAAGACTCATAGAAATTACTATGAGAGTATGGAGCAATGGCCAGTATAGCCAAGACCTCAGCGTTGGCCTTTTAGTTGATGGCTCTTTTAAGTATGGTCAAGGGGCTTATAAGGTGGATAGCGTCGATGACGTCATTGATTATGCTTTTGACTGGCAAAATTGCACAGGTGATTTTGTCGATGATGAAGACCCAGACAACAACCGCCGCGTTGATGTTGATATAATTTCTGATTCAAGCCATGAAAAGCCGTATGATGAGTTCACAGCGAGAGCGCAGCAAGTAAAATCTGACGCACTGGCAACGGATGAGGCTGCCAGCCTTTTTGATGGGGGATGGCGAAGCAGTGACTATTACCAGCTGATGTTTGAGCGTAGATGTGACAAAGAAGAAGCCGCCGGCATCTGTGCAGCACTTGCCACTTTTGAGCAGTAATTCGCACCTGCCCGGCAAGGTTAGATCCGGGAGAAAGGAAGATATGAAGCGCGAAGACTTTAAAAAAATTATTAAGTTGCGCAGTTTTTGGAAGATAGATAAGCGCAAAGGAGATTATAAGCTGCCAAGCGGTGACAAGTTGTCAAAGTATATCAGAAAGCTTGTTATTTCTCAAATGCAGCTTGATAATCTGCTGATTGGTGAAAATGGTGATCTATTTCCAGGATCTGGGGGCACTGTAAACAAAGAGTTAAAGCAAATTAACGACTATACAATTTTTCATTTAGGTCCGGTTCCAAACGAGGTTTGCACGTGGGAGCAGATGGAGAAACGAATTGATCATTTAATTTTTGAAATGTTACATTAATCAAAAAGTGGAGCCACAAAGCTTCACTTTTTCTTTGCCCATTTTCAGACATTCAGCCGTAAATTTTTAATTTGTGCAACTTGCACTTTCAAAAATATTTAACTTGATTTACACCTCATATTGTTGTATTATGTAATCAAGCTACTATATATAGTATTTATATGTAGCCTAGATATGGATATATAGAGTATATAGCCCATGATCGGAAAAGATTTCAAGCCGTGCTAAAACACGGTGCTTCTTTTTCTGGTCGTGGGCTTTTTCTTTTCCCCAGGCCTACAGCTTTTTCCGTGTCGCTTCCTTATATATAATATATACAGTATATATATTTACTGTATATGTATATGTATATGGTATATATATTTAATATACTATCGGTATATTTAATATATTATCAGTGTATTTATATTATATTTACAATTATATGGTGTATATGTATATAATATCTATATATGTACAGTGTATGTAGAGTATATATAATATATTGTCTGATAATATATATTAAGTATATCTGTATAAGGTATATATGTACAGTATGTATAAGGTATATGTATAGTATGTCTCTATGTACTGTATAGGTATAGGTATAAGTATATGTATATCTGTATGTACAGTATATAGATATCTGGTAAGTAGGTATGTGTATAGTGTATCTAAGTATATACAGATACAGAGTGCAGGAGCCTGACAAATAATCAAGTCAGAGACAGCCAACAGATGAGAGATACACAGACAGGCGGCAGATGAGGACAGGCAGCCAGGATGGACACAGACGAGAGCTTGACACGATGAGCACACACGGAAGGGCGCTAGAAGGGCACAGAAGGTGGCTAGAAGACGTTTGAAGGGGAAAGGCTAAGGTTTAACCATATTTATTCACGACAAAAAGCTAGAAAGGAAGGAGGCGGCATAGAATGCCAAGAGGTGGGAAAAGAATGCCTAGTCTGCAAGATGTAGCCGAGACTATGGAAGGGGATGAACTAGACGCGATTCTGTCGTCTGCCCTTGATCGCCCCAGAAGTCGCAGATGCGGAGCGCCGCAAGCGTTCGAAAACAGCGAAGATGGGCTAGAAGAGTTTCAAGTAGCTTCACGCAGCTACTTTGCACAAGTCCGAGATATCAACCGAAGGGGAGAAATGCGGCTGATTCCTGACGTTGAATCGTGGGCCACATATCTAGGAATTACAAGAAAAACTATTCTCAACTATGAAAAACGCGGTGAAGACTGGCAAAATGCCATTGCATTTTACAAAGGCATCATTACAGCTTGTAAAAAGCAGCTTGCACTTGCTGGCAAAATGCCACCAGTGCTTGCAATCTTTGATCTTACCAACAATTCCGACTATGTCAACGCGTCAGAGTTTCGGTTATCAGCTGAGACAGCACCAGAAGCCAAACAGATAACGGCGGAAGAGTGGGAAAAAGTCATTGATGCAGAGCCAGAAGCCCCGAAGCTATCGGATTTTAAATTGTCTGACGATTCAAATTAAGATTGGTCAAGGTTTCTTGATCTGTGTTAATCTCCAAAGTAACATAGAGTACGTATAATGTTTGTTATACGAACTTTTAGTGGTCAATGGTGCGTATACTCAGACCAGGACAGCAAAACACTGTTGCTTTTGTATATACAAATACGCACAATTTAGGTTTTGCCGCCATAGGATCAGGAGCCGCGACCAGCTGCACAGCTGCCAGATGATCACACGAAAAGGGGGTGTAGGGGTCTAAGAGCGTGCCCCCGGCATGGGGCTACTTAGTCCCCAAAATATTTTTCCAAAATAAAAAGCCCCTTTTAACTCGTAACTACACATATGGCAAAGATAGGGAATCACGACCCGAAAGCTGTAAGCCTTGACAGTTTTTTTGCCATAATACCAAGGCATAATATACTCAAACTATAAAATGAAAATATCAACCAAAGAAATAACCGATGAATGTCAGCATTGCGGTGACATACTGGTTTGCCAGTTGTGCCGTGAAGGACACGGAATCAATCGTGAACGAACAAACGTTACCCAAATGGTTACATGCCAGATAGAACACAAGAACAGGAGGTTATCTAATGAGAATCATTTCACAGTGTAAAACCAAATCTGTTGAGTTTTGTAACGTTGCTTTGCTGAGACGTGATGAAACTATCTTTGCAAGGACTGCAAACCAAGACATGGTACTTGCAGAGTATAAGACTCCAGCCAGAGCAGCCGAGGTATTTGAGGAATTAAATATTTCTGCTTCTAGCTTCTCACCGGATATTTACTACATGCCGGAGGAATAAGCAATGAACGACACAAAGTTAGTTTTAGTTAAATTTATTGACGGCACAAGCGAAACAATAGAAGCTTATTGCAGTTCACGAGGTGGATACTATGGCTATCTAACCAAAAAAGAATTGTTTTACGTATCCTGTGCTTCCACCTTCTCACAAACTCTCTTTCCTCGCGAGTTTGTTAAAGCAATATCCCTTTTGGATGAATAGGAGGAGTAATGGCAAATACAAAATTTGAAAATGCAACAACATGGTTACAAGGCGTCATTTCTGGATATCAAAAGCAGATCAACGATTTCTCAGCTGTGCCTAATCCAGATGCAAATAAAATAAAAGCATGTAAAGAACGTCAAGAGCTTTGTCAGTACATTTTGGACTTTATGGTTAAGGCTAAGCAGCAGAATGATTCAATGGCTGCTAAGTCAGGTCCTCAAAATACCGCTGTAAAGCCACAGAATGCCCCACAATCAATTTCAACTCATTCAATGGCAAATACTATAGATAAAGAACAACTAGAGCAATTAGAGCTTGTTTTGGGGCTTGATGCTACAATCAGCTTTTGTAGAGCTGCTTTAATTTTGGAGCTTCCAGAACTTGGATCAAAAGAGGCACTTCTTGGAACACTTAAAGATTTCGCCGCAAAACGAAGCTAGGAGGATATCTTATGAGAGTTTTCGTTTTAACCTTTGACTCGTATTTTGATTCCTATGGTTCTTTACTCAAATTGATTGGTGTCTTTCAGTCCAAAGATAAAGTAAAAGCCGCTATTGAGCAAACAAAAGTTAAATATAAAAAAACCATAAATGAATATCGCGACCATGCTAGATACTACGATGGAATGAGTGATTCTGAAATTGAAAAAAAAATCAGTGAACACTTTATCGTCAAGTCTGTCGAGGCTGACAAGGTGATTAACCGAAATTTAGGAGGATACGTGGAATGATAAAAATTCTGAAACCTGGTACATTACAACAAATTGGTTGCTCGCATTGCGGTGCACTTTTAAGTTATGATGAGGCAACTGATGTCCAAAAAAACACATTACCGTCTCGTGAATCATTAGCTGCTGAGCTAGACTATTCGCTGCCAAAACCTATTCAAGCGAAAGAGTATTACATCATCTGTCCACAATGCAATAACAAGATTATTTTGTCAGCACCTCGATAAGAAAGGAGTGTCTATGAGTGATATAGATAAATGCATTTCTGTGCTAATCAAGCTTAGCAAGTCTTTTGGAATTGATGCTAAGGCTTTGCCACCGTGTTTTAACCACATAACTGTTACTTTTAATAAAAAATTATATGATGGTACTCTGCACCGCTTTAACTATGCTTTTGAGCTTTGTTTACTGGAAAACCTTGACGCTCGTCAACTTCTTGAATATTTCGAATATGTATTTTTTGATAAAATTTTGGAATATTTTATCGAATGCGAAAAAGAAGCATTCAACGCAGAGGAGTCTTTATGATTAAATTAGAACATGCTGTATTACCGAGTCCAGAACAAATAGAATTTGCTATTGAAGGTCTTCGAAATTCCTTCAATTCATGGTTTAAAAGTGATAGCCATTGGGGTTGCCTTCGCCTCGGTGAAGAACGTGATTGTGATACCTGCGATAGTATCCAACCAGATAAATGTACATGGTCTCCACAATTTATAGTTGGCAAAGAAGATATGGCACTTATGCGACGTCTATCTTCATATGGTCCCGATCATCGTAAATTTATGCGTATGCTTCCGGTATGTATCAGAATTACAGCACCACTTTATTGGTGGAAAGAATTTGACACTTACAAGGTCGGTACAGTTGCAAATTCATGCAGTACCATGCATAAGATTACCGAGGATGAATTTACATGGGACGATTTTAGTCACGATCATCTTGATATTCGAACACGCAGAGTTTTGGAAGAAACAATAAAAGCATTGAATGATTATAGAAAAATGTATGTGAACTATAATCCAGATGACTTTGAAATCAATGGGTGTCCAAGCAAAAAAGATATCTGGTGGCAGATGATCCAGCTATTACCGAGTAGTTACAACCAAGCCAGAAATGTAATGCTTAACTATGAAGTCCTTGCAAACATCTATAAAGCACGCCGTAACCATAAGCTGGACGAATGGCGAGATTTTTGCGACTGGATTGAAACATTGCCGTATAGTGATCTTATCACTGGAAAGGAAACAAAATGACATTTAATGAATATCAGCGCGGTGTAATGAGAACCGCATCAGACGTAACAAAAGCAACAAAGGAAAACATGCTTATGAATGGTATCCTCGGTGCTGCAGGTGAAGCAGGTGAGCTTGTTGATCTTCTTAAAAAGCAGATTTTTCAGGGGCATCCATTTGATAGAGAGCATCTTATCAAGGAGTGTGGTGATGTGCTGTATTATCTGGCGCTTACTGCTGAGGCGCTTGATACCTCTCTTGAGGATATTGCAATCAAAAACAACAAGAAGCTTTGGGAACGCTATCCTGACGGCTTCAAAGCTGAAAATTCACTCCACAGAAAGGAAGGGGATATTTAATGTTTGTTCTTATTCTCCGTGTTCTGGCATCTCTTTTCAACATCTTTATGCTGACTAGCATTATAGGATGGCTGAATGAGAAAAGATCCAGAGAAAGACTTGCCAGTGCTGTAGTACTTTCTGCGTTCTTTGTCATGAATCTTGTCTTGACAGCCAGTGGTTTGTGAGGATAAGATCACGCTGGGGTTATCGCCAAATGGTAAGGCACAGGATTTTGATTCCTGCACTGTTGGTTCAATTCCAACTAGCCCTGTTGTGCCATTAGCTCAGCTGGAAGAGCACTTGACTTTTAATCAAGGCGTCGTGGGTTCGAGTCCCATATGGCACATACGGACCTTTAGCTCAATAGGTTAGGGCAGCTGCCTCATAAGCAGCCGGGTCTGGGTTCAAGTCCCAGAGGGTCCATATGCAGTTTGTAAACAATGTGGTTTTTTTCTTTCTCTTGTGAAATCCCTTTCTCTTTTCCCACAAAGTAGCAACTGCAACTCCCCGTGAGAATCAACCTGCGGACAAGTCAGCCGCAACCGTATAGGCGGTCTTTGGGTAGATGCGCAGAATTGGTATTGCAGCAGATTGTAAATCTGTCATCTTCGGATATGTAGGTTCGAGTCCTACTCTACCCACTTTTGCCGTGATGCCACAATGGTACTGGGCTAGTCTTGAAAACTAGTGATCTGTAAAAGGACTGAGGGTTCGAATCCTTCTCGCGGCGCTCCAGTTGCCTAGGGTAGCTCCCGAAAAGCAGAACCTGTGACTGCCTGGCAACTGATTTGTAATCACAGGAATACATTATCGCACAGGAGGTAAAACAGATGTCAGAGAAGGCAAAAAAAGAAATAGTAATATCGGAGGGCAGAGATTTTAAAGGAATCTGGATTCCAGAACGTCTTTATTTATCACCAGATTTAAGTCCTAGAGAGAAATTCTTGTTAATTGAGATATACAGCCTTACTCAAAAAGACAAAGGCTGTTTTGCTTCTAACAAGCATTTTGCCAACTTCATTGGCTTAAAAGAAAATAGTATCCAAAAGATGCTTTTAAAATTTGAACAACTGGGATTGATTGAAAGAATCTTTGAATACAAAGAAAACACTAAAGAAATCGACAAGCGAATCATTATCCTCACTCAGAAATTTTTTGATTCTTTTGTCAATGAAAAATCTATTTCTTCTAACATGGAAAAAAATCCATGTGGGGGTATGGAGAAAAATCAACAGGGTGGGGTTGAAAAAAGTCCACAGATAAGTAATGCAATAGATATTAAGTATAACAGTAGTTTAAGTGATACAGATAAAGAACATGCTCTATTATCAACTAAAGTTGACAATAGAGATAAATACATGGTTTCGCGCACTAAAAGTGCTCAAAACTCAGGTGGCAAGCCCCAAAAGAAAGAACCTACTGTTGATCCAGATGATTTTATCAAATCTAAGGAGCCAGTTCTTAAAGATGAGCTTCACAGACTGTATTCAAACAATCCTCAAAACATCTTTACTACAGAGCAACAGGAAAATGACTGGGTTGACAAGGAATATAACAGCCTGACTGCTATTATTTTTGAGTTTAACCACCAATACAAAGCATCTACAGGCTTTGACGCTAAGAATCTATCAGACGAGAGCCTTAAACGAGTTGCAAGAAGCTATATCAAGTCACCAGAATCTTTAAAAGATGACTATGATGACCTTCAAAGCAATAAGGTTTTGATTGAAGAGTATCTAAAAACTGATTACGGCAGCAAACATGGAGTGATTGTAAAGAGTTTATCACACTACATGTCTGGCAGCATCCGAGAAATGTTGTTTTATAAACACTTGTATTAACTTGCTAGCTATATACACGTACATTATGCTAGCTATATATGTACGTTGATACAAGTATACACGTACACTAGGAGGTGTAAATGCAGAATATAGAAATCAACTTTGGGGTTCGTCCATGTATTGTAACTCAAAATGGCGAAGAAAAGAAAGCGTTATTCCATATGTGGGAAAATTTTGCAAAGCCTGTTGCAGCGGATTTGTATATTGGCGGTTGTCCTGAGGGACAAATGAGCATGATATTTGGGCTTGTAGAGTATAATGATGGCACGATGGGCGAGGTAAATCCTAGCCAGATTCGATTCGTTGACAATAAGATCAAAGACTATGCTTTTGAGGAGGGCTGATTCATGGTGAAATATAGACCACACAGAGGAGCATTATGCGACGCAATGGCAGAAATGAGAATCTTTGATTCTGTCGAAGATATGTTCCACTACGTTGTCGAAGACTGGAAAGCATATGGAAATCCATTTGATATCGGAGATTTAACCATAACCTGCGATGAAGGAAAAGACGAGCGCATTAACTGGAAAGAAGGCAGATATGTCTGCACTAGACGAATGCGAGAAAAGATTTTTGACACGCCGCAGTGTATTGGAATGTGTTCGATTGAATCGTAGAACGGAGATAATAACATGATGATTGCAAATAAAGTAAATGTAATGGGACAGGAATACCAAATTGTAAAAGCAAGCCGTGACCAGTATAAGCAATGCGACATCGCGGACGGATGGTGCGACGCTTACGGCAAGAAGATTTACTATGTAGACCCTAATACAGATCCAGAACATGATTCAGTGGCGACATCGTCAGAAGAACTTGTAAAACATATTTTACAGCACGAAATTGTCCATGCGTTTCTCGTTGAATCGTGACTTGCAATTAGCTCATTAGTTACTTCTGGTGCATGGGCGATGAATGAGGAGATGGTTGACTGGATTGCATGGAATGGTGAGAAACTGTATAAGGCGTGGAAGGAGGCAGGATTAGTTGATTAAAGATGATTTGCAAACAAAAGTTGTGGAGCAAGCCGCCCTTATAGCGGCGGCACTCAAAAAAGGTAAAGACGTTGAGGTACGGCGAACCGCAGCTGGAATCAGCGTTGCCGAAGTAAGCAAGAAGGTTGTGTGCCGATGACTGTTGACTACATGAAAAATATTGATTGTCTCATTGGCATGAAAGATATTCCAGATAAATCTATTGATATGATTTGCGCAGATTTGCCATATGGAATAACTCATAATAAATGGGATGCTGCTATTCCACTGGCTGAGCTTTGGAAAGGAATTGACAGAATCATCAAAGACACAGGCGCTATTATATTGTTTGCGAGTGGAATGTTTACTGCTGATTTGATGCAAAGCAATAGAAAAAATTGGAGATACAATCTAGTGTGGGAAAAGAATCAGCCGACTGGTTTTTTAAATGCAAACCGAATGCCACTCAGATCACACGAGGATATTTGTGTTTTTTATAAAAAAACTCCTACATACAATCCACAAAAGTCTACTGGTAATCCCAGAAAGGTAAGCAAAGCAAACCATAAATTGAATTGTAAGGAAACGACAAATTATCAAAAATACAGTTTAACAACTTACGATAGCACAGAGAGGTATCCAAGATCTGTATTAAGGTTTCCAAAAGATGTCCAGAAATCAGCTGTACATCCTACGCAGAAGCCAGTTGCGCTTATTGAATACTTGATTAAATCTTATAGTAACCCAAACGACACAGTACTTGATATCTGTGCTGGAAGCATGACAGCAGCAATAGCAGCTGTGAATACTGGCCGTCATTACATTTGTTTTGAAAAAGATCCTGATATTTTTTCAAATGGTGTAAAAAGATTTAATGAATCAACCAATGGAGAACATGGACAATGAAATTAAAAAGACTAATTGTTACCCTTGCAGCCGCAGTGATGCTTTCTGGTGCAGCCATTGGCTGTACAGAAGCTGATCAGGTAAGTTCTAATATCTCTAAGCAGGCAGACAACTTCAACGTGACTAGGAAGCTTACTGTTCTGAACGCAAGAACCGACACAGTTCTTCTGGAGCTGACTGGAACATTTGCATTAAAGAACAATACTTCTAATGAACTTGAAGTCATTATTGAGACTGCCGAAGGCAAATATCAGAAAGATTACGTGTATTTGAATGACTACACCATGTACGTGGTTGAAGATATCTCTGGTTCGGAGGTAGACAAGTACCATTACGAAATCAACTTCTTGCCAGAATGGGGATTTAAGGCAACTCATCATGAGTAAACTTTACGTTTACATAGTAAACACACGTAATGCATTCAATTTTAAAGGACCATAACAAGGGTTTGAAAATGAATTTTGCTGTGATAAAGCTTAGAAAACCTAGAAATCTGTCACCAAACACTTAGGAAAGGAGAAAAATCTTTATGACATACGAAGATGCCTTAAAAGCCTCAGAAAATGGTCAAAATGTAAGATTATGGACCGGTGAAGAGTATTTGCACCCAGAATATGTTAAGCAGACTCTTGACAACCTTTCAACTGTTCAAATATCTCATGAACGTTTAAGATCTTTGTTGAAAGCCTCAGTAAGTGATGATTGGGAAATTTATACAAAAGAAAGTCTGGAATGGGAAACTGGATATTATCGAAAGCGTTACGAATGCCTGAATCGCATACAAGATGATTTTTTTAAAGATCTACTTGGCCATGACCGCTATAACGATTATACAAATCAGTATTTCTGTAAGAAACTGATCGCTGCAGATGCGTTCCACGCTCTTTATAGTCTAAAACGCAACCAAAAAATATTTATGCTTACAACTATTGTATTTTTAGCGACAACAATTATAGCCTTAATAGTTTAAAGGAGGAGTACACATGAGATTTTCAGAAGCATTTGGATTGATGAAACAGGGTGCACTGATAAAGCTTCCGTCATGGACAGGCTATTGGTACTGGTCCAAAGAAAAGCAGACCATCATCATCCACACAAAAGATGGTGAGGAGTTTGATATTAGAAAAACAGCTAATCCAGATTATACTTTTTCAAACATTGCATCCGATGATTGGATTGTTTGGCGTTTGAACAGTGAGAGCCTTAACAGCAGAGCTAAAAAGGCTATGATTTCTCAGCCAACTTGTGGGAAAACCATTGAAGAAATTAAAACCACAAGAGAAAAAGCCGTTCAAGCTTTAAAAGAAATGGGGTATGAACCTATAGATATTCCTTTTTTAGAAGAATGGTACAACTCCAAGGCTTCTCTTGAGCAAAGCAGCGTAGTCACCGTTCCTGAATATTTTGTTGCTGAGCTTTTTATTCGCATAACCCGTTCTAACGCAATTTACTTTTGTAAAGGATGGAAAAACGCGGTTGGTTGTTGGCTCGATCATAATGCTGCTTCGGCATATGGTTTAAAAATCATCTATAAGGAGGACTAATAATGGTTAAAGTAGGATCAGCAAGAATTGATGAGAATGGAAAATTGAAGGGCGGACAGCCTGGCGACCAGACAGGACAGGAAGTGGCGATTGAGCCATGGTATCTGCACGATAAGGGCTGGGTTATAATCCGTGCGAAGGATGCAAATATCCGTGAGCGTATCGCAATCTGCATGGAAGCAGCGTGTGCCAACAATTTGATTGGTTACAATCAGGACGGATCATGGGAATTATACGACAAATCAAAGCAGTATGGATGGGATTGCTCAAAGGTAAATGTTACTGCAAATACGGATTGCAGCAGCCTTGTTCGTACATGCGTTGCGTTTGCAGCACAGAGGGAGATTGAGTGGTTTTCAACCCTAATAGAAGTTAAAATTTTGAACAAAACAAAACTGTTTGATATCTTGACAGATGCAAAGTATACCAATTCCTCAGATTACCTATTGCGAGGAGATATTCTTTGTACCTGCACACAAGGTCACACAGTAGTTGTCCTTGACAATGGCGCAAAGGTTGGACAATCTGGTAGCCAACCACCTCAGAACAGCACAGAAGGCAATACAAGCTTTTGTGGCAAGGGTATTGGAACAGCAGTTGCGCTCACACCTATGAACATCCGCACAGGGGCAGATACATCTGCAAAGAAGCTTGATACAATTAAGATTTCTGTAGCTGTAGAAGTGCTTGAAATCACCGCTTCTGGTTGGTATAAGATTGTATGGCCCGGCGCTTCATGCGGATATGCCTTTACAAAGGCAGGAAGTGGCTATTACAGCTATTCTCCAAATACCAACGCACAAGTTATAAACTTAGGCGATAAAGTCCAATTCACAGGCAATAAACAGTATATGTCAGCATGGTCCGACAGACCAATCACTGCAGTTCCAGAGGTTGCAACTGTAACAGGTATTTGTGAGAGTGGCAAGCATCAGTATCACATCATAGGCGATAACGTCTACGGTTGGGTAAACAAAGAAGACATAGTAAGAAAATAATTAAAACGGCATAATCAAAATGGTGATTATGTAACAGCCAAAATGGAGGCTCTTCTTTAAGTGTTAAGAAAGGAGGAGCCTCTTTTTTGTTAGAGCTAAGACAGCATAAAGAACGTGTGGAGAACATACAGCGTCAGATCATCATGCAGCCTACATACAGTCAGCTCAACACCTTATGTGGCGGAGCAAGGCTGATTCTGCTTGACGCTAATGAGTTTATACCAAACCGTGATTTTAAGAATCTTGATGCGTATAGAAGGTATGGCGACCATGTAAATAGCTATGTCAGGTGGTACTGCAATCGTAACAGAAAAGTAGAGGGTGACGAGTGGGACAAACTGTATTGGCAGACTTATCTGAATGGTGCACGAGCAAGAATATTCAATGATTATTTACTATTCTTAGAGCACAAGCGCGAACCTCGGAAGATGTTCTACAAACCCAAAATTAAACAGTTTGAGAAGTTCCAACTTATAGAATCTTATCAAGGTATGCTTGATGATAAGTACGACATTCTGTGTATATCCATGCCGCCCGGAACAGGCAAGACGACCCTACTCAAGTTCTTCCATTCAGCCGTAATTGGTTGGTTCCCAGACGATTACAGTTTGTTTTATTCGCACTCAGGCGATATCACAAGAATGTATTACGATGGTGTCTATCAAATGGTTGATGATGCACTTGAGTACGCTTGGCATGATATCTTCCCAGACTTAAAAATTACATCAACAAATGCATTGATGCAACAATTCAATGTCGGAAAATACAAGCCATTTCCATCTTTGCAAACAACATCTGTAGGCGCGAAGAGTGCCGGAAAAGTTCGTGCAAGCAAATTTTTACTTACCGATGATATGATAGGTAGCCTAGAAGAAGCCTTGAACAAGAACTACCTCGACAAGATGTGGGGAGCTTATACTGTAGATGCATTGCAGCGAAAAACAGTTGATAGCAATAATAATCCCTGCAAAGAGATCATGCAAGCAACACGTTGGTCAACTCAAGATGTTATTGGAAGGCTGATAGATATATACGATGGAAACAACCGCGTAAGGGTTATTTCTATTCCTGCCACAGACCCAGAGACAGGCGACAGCAACTTTGACTATGCAATAGGTGGCTTTACAAAGGAGTTCTTTGCAAAGCAAGCGCTGTTGATGGATGATGTGTCATACAACTGCCTTTACATGCAACAGCCAGTCGAAAGAGAAGGACTGCTGTTTCCAGAAGAAAAAATCATGCGATACAAGGAACTTCCGACCTCAAAAATTGAACGTATCACTGCTCAAGCCGATACAAAATCAACAGGTACTGATTTCTTCGTTCTTCCAGTACTTATAAAGTACGAAGGAAAAGATTTGTATTACTGCGTAGACTGCGTGTGCAGCAGTTCTCCCGATTATGAAGCCCAGTACGAAAATTCCGCAAATCTCCTTGTTGACAACAAGGTTGAAGATTGCGAGTTTGAAAGCAATAATGGCGGAGACCGTGTTTCTCTGGAAGTTAATAAACGTGTTCTTAAAAAAGGCTGGATTTGCAACATATCCTTTCGAGCGACTGAAACAAACAAGGAAGCAAGAATATATCAGTGCTCAAACTGGATACTGCAGCACGTTGTCTTTAAAGACAAAAAGCTTTATACACCAAAAGAGCCATATGGTGTAATGATGTCTCTTCTGGTCCAGTACTCCACCAGTGGAAAAAAGCAGCTTGATGATGTACCAGATACATTTGCAAACTTCGCATTACGCATACAGCGCAGAAAACCAAGACCAACAAGAATCATTAACAGCATCTATTAAGATTGGAGACATGTATGGATACAAAACACTATCTTTCGCAAATTAGCGTACTTGATCTTAAAATATCAAACAAAATCTACGAAAAAACACAGTTAAAAAATATGCTTTGTTCAGTTCCGAGTTGTGTAAAAGATGTCAATGTGCAAACTGGACATGCCACAGACAAGACTGCATCTACGATTTGCAAGTTGGTAGATATGGAACGCGAAATTGATTCAATGATCGATTCTTTTGTGGACTTAAAATCTAAAATCATTGTTCAAATGGAGCAGCTTGAGTTCAAGTATTATAATATACTGTTCAAACGTTACGTTGCACAGCAACAATGGTGCGAAATAGTAGATGAGTTACATTTTACACAACGACATGTTTTTAAACTCCACAAAGAAGCATTAAACGAATTTGAGAAAAAGTTTGGGAGTGAATATCTGAACCAATAAAAAAATAGCAGGGGAAGCAAAATTCTCCTGCTATTGATGTTTCAGCAACTTTGATTTTCCTGAAATTCCTTTAAATCACTTTTCAACTTGTCCATAATCTTGCCTGTATAATTGTTATTCTTACGCTCTGTAAAGTTTTGGAATGCCTGTGTCCCCCTTGCAACCGCCTGTGATTTCTGATTCCCTTCCTGCGGTGGCTTTGATGCTATATCTTCCTGCATGAGTTTTCGCAAATACGAAAAGCGACTACGGATGCGCTTCTGTTCATTCCTGCGTTTAATCTCTGCTGCCTTCTGTGCCATATACTGGTAGTAAGCCTTTTCCAGATCTTCCTTCTGGCAACTTGGCAGCTTATGAACTGGTACTGTTACGAGTAGCGTCTGTATCTCTTCTAGCTGTGCCTGTGATAGTTCCCATTCATCCAATGCACTTTCCCAGAGTGGACGATCTAATGCATCTTCCTTTGGCACTGGCGCTTCTGGAAGTTGCACTTCCAATATAGGTAATGTTTCGACTTCAAATCTTATGCCAACTACCGTTCGCCCTTTCTTAATGGGTTCATATGTATACCGACATTCAGTTTTTTCATCCATTTCTTTTTGAACACGTTTCAATATCTTTTGATTGAAAAACTTGTATTCTTTATACAGTTCTTCCTTATCACAATCAAGTATTTGCCTTAATTCATCAAGCTGCACTTCCCAACTTTTTCGAAAACGGTTTTGTTCGAGATATGTAAACATGATATAAGTGTAACGGCTTGTGAGTAATGTTATGCAGCGCAGCTTATACCGAAGATATCCGAGGTTTTCAATATTAAAAAAATACTTCATTGCTTTTTGAGAACACTCTAGCTTTACTTGCCACAGCCCGTAATCATCTTGTTCTGCCGTTGCTTCTTCAAACAACGTCACCAATCTAAAACCTTGTTTTTCACTATCATCTTGAACTTCTATTACATTTCCCATAAGATGCTTTAATCTTGCCTTGAGGTCTTGATTGTTGATTTTTTTTACTCCTAAAATTTTTTCGAGTTCGCCTTTCTCGAAAACAACCGTTCTCCTGTCTGGCTTGTGACTGTCTATTCGTGATAAATAAGTGTCAAGTATCTTAAATTCTGCAAGCGATAGCTCGGAACGCCACAAGGAAAACAGCGGTAAACTTTTTTGAACAGTAAGTTTGTCTCCATTTCCTAAACTGGTTATTGGCCCAATCTTTTTTCTAGCCATGTGTAAAACCTCTCTTTCTCTACTTTTATGTTTATTATAGCACCATAAGTTACCGTTGTAAATATAAAATTGTTACCTTTTTATATTTTATGGAATTTCTTGGTTACTCATGCGGAATTTCTTGGTTACTCATGCGGAATTTCTTGGTTACCTATGCATATCAAAAATCTAGTATTTATGCGGCTTTCAGAGTTCCCGTAATCAAGAGGGTAATCAAGAGGGTAATCAAGAGGGTAATCAAGCTATCAATCAAGGAAAGTATTGGTAGACAGATAAAAAACAATTCAATATTAACTATGACATTTTAATTGGAATTTCATGGTTACCTATAACACTAAAACCTATCATTTAATATCACTAAATGACACAAGATATCATCTTGAATACATGCTATTACTATGATACTCTCAACATAGAAAAGTATGAAATAAAGTTAATTGCGCCATACATATGTAAGGCGCTTTTTTATTACCCAAAAAGGAGACAGCCATGTTAACGATTAGAAGCAAGAGTATATCGCTGTCAGGAGGCAGCACAGTAAATGATCAAGTGGTTTTTGCGTTTCAGGCATCAATCAATTCAAACAACCCCAAAGAAGTCCAGTTTAGCAACTGGATAAACGACCATGAGTTATACAAGCAGAACCGGAAGGAATGCAATTCCGATTACGAGTCTTTCCAGGACGAAGTATACAAATTGCAAGACTCGATGCTGCTGTCAGCTAAAACGCTATGAGTAGCCAGATAATTACATGCCCCAATTGTGGAAGAATTATTTTCCACTATGACAAGAAAGCGACAAACGCTTTTGAAGTGCAATGTAGGAAATGTGAGCAAATGACTTGCATTCTTACACAGGACGGTATTGTGCAGTCAGTTAAGCCTATAAAAAAGATACAAGCCAAAAGTAGCAGCGGCAAAAGATTCTATTAAGAAAGGAGGGCGAACAGAATGTGGATACTAAAGGGACGTCAAAAGATATATACGGACGCAAAAGAAATCACTGCCGACAACATAATCAAAGAATTGTCAAAAGCATATGAGAAACATAAGTTTAATCGGCTAGAGATGCAATATCTTATAGATTTCGAAGCTGGCGATCAACCACTGGACAGACCCAAAATTGTTCGCCCTGAGATCAATATTAAAGTAACTGATAATGCCGCAAACTACATTACTGATTTCAAAATGGCGTATTTCTGGGGAACACCAGCAATGCTGATACAGCGATCTGACAAAGACGCTCACAAAACACCAGCAGACTTAGACGATGAAGGAATATCTGCACTTAATGAAATGCTTACAAATGCCTGCGACATTGGTTACAAGAATCAGGAGCTTGGCAATTTTGTTGAGAAAGTAGGTGTGGGATACCGACTTGTTGACGTTAAAACCGATTTTGAAGAAGATGACGAAGCTCTTGTGGATATATATACGTTAGACCCAAGATATGCTTTTTGCGTATATAGCAATGATGCCAAACAAAAGAAGCTAATGGGAGTAACATACAGAACGGACAATGGTGAACAATATTTCACGTGTTTTACCCCCAAGATGCGCTTTGAAGTCTCAAAAGGCAAAATTGTTAAAAAATCATTAAATCCACTCAAAAAAATTGCGATAGTTGAATACGAGAGATCTGTTGACAGAACAGGCTGCTTCGAGAGGCAGATATCAGATTGTATCGAACTTAACACGCTAGTCTCTGATTTTGCAAACCTTACAGCGCAGCAAACTCAGGAGATATGGTGGGGCAATGATGTTGATTTTCCAGTTGACCCCAAAACCAAGAAGCCTATAGAAGTGAAGTCGGGGCAATGGGTACTTACTAGCACAACACCAGATGGAAAGACACCGCAAATCAAGGCACTATCTAATGCATTTGATACAAACGCAACATTAACAGCGATAGATACACGCTGGCGAAGAATTTTGCAAAAGTGCAAAGTACCTACACAACAAGATTCAGAAGGTGGTGGTTCTACAGGAACAGCAATGGATATGTCTAGTGGATGGAGTGCAGCTGAGATTGACGCTGTGCGTGAGGAACAGATTGTGAGCAAGGCACAAAGAGAGGAGCTTAAACTTATCATAAAAGTACTCCAATTAACTCCATCAAATGTGCTTAAAGACGATGATCCAATCAAAAGAGTACATGTTGGAGACATCAATTTCCACTTCTCAAGAAGAAAGAACTATGACATGTCTGTTAAAGCAAATGCTTTATCAACCCTTATTAAAACTGGTGTGCATGGTAGACATGCACTCAAATTTATTGATGGCTTCGAAGATACTGAGGCGACATGGAATGACAGTAAGGAAATGATAGAAGCAGTGCAAAGGGCTGCTGCATCAAGCGGAACCACAGCAACGGAAGACAGTGAACCAACTGATAGACAAATAGATCAGTTGGAAACAAGTCCTATAACTGGGAAAGTATAAGGTGATGATATGGCACAGATATTTGGATTTGACGAAATCGAAAAGATACGGTCCATGCCATACAATAGATTTTTTGGCGAAATGGGAATCACAAAAAAGCAAAAACAAGAGCGCGTTGAATTTTCAAACAAAATTGAAGATGATATGCGTTTTTTAATTTTACTCATCCTGATTATGAAGGAAACAGGTAGAGTTGATACTAAGAAAGCAGCAGAACAAGTTGAAGCAAAATTGTTGAAATGGATTGCACGATATATTGACCTTGACAGCGAGACAAAGGTTTATATATCAGATTTTTGTTTATCTACAGCACAGGTAACTGCGGATCATGTCAACGAAAAATATTATGTCTCAGAAGATCGAATACGCCTGATAAGTGAAAATACAGCCCTTGATTTTTTGAATCATAAAGACTTCAAAGAGGCAACCAGAAATAAAACATACAAAACATGGAACACAATTATAGACGGAAAAGAACGTGAAACACACCACAAGGAAGATCAAACGACTATACCAATAAACAACTACTTTTTAGTAGGCAAAGCACTTATGCGGTATCCACATGATATGGCAGTTGCTTTTACTAACCCGGAGGAAGTAATCAATTGTCGCTGCTGGGTGACGTACTCTTAATTTATGCAAAGAACAGGCTCTTTAAACGAAGGTTTGAAGGGCTTTTTGTTTGCACAAAATTAGGGCAAACAAGTCGGAGACGGACTTTAAGGAGCAAAACAGCTCAGAGAAGAGCTTAATAATCGCACAAACCAAAGCGGAGAGAACCGCACAAACGCAGAAAGGAATGAATCTATGAAGACTCAGCCGATTTTTAGAACATTTGAACGCAATGCCACCAAGAGAAAATTAAACCTGCAGCTTTTTGCAGAGCCGACACCGGAGGTTGAAACTCATGAAGAGTCAAAGGGATCAGGTGATGATCACGAACCGGAAACCGATGCTGATGTATTAAGGGTGCAGCTTGCACAGGCAAACGCACAAATTGCGAAACTCACAAACAAAGCTGATGCACTTGCATCTGAGAACGCAGCCAAAACAAAGCAACTCAGAGAAAAGATGACAGCTCAAGAGAAGGAAGCGGAAGCAAAGAAAGAAGCAGAAGCCGAGAGAGACAAGCAGTTCAAGGCAATGCAGCGTGAGTTGACGATTATGAAATCTACCAATACATACATGGACACTTTGGAAATGTCCAAGGAAGTAGCACAGCAGTACGCCGAGGCAAGAGCTGACGGAGATGGAGATAAGGAAAACGAAATCTTGAGGCAGCACATGAAAACGCTCAAATCAAAGCTGATGCAGGAGTTTCTGGCAGAGCGTGGCGAAGTTAACGCAGGACACGGAGACAGTCACGAGAGCAAGGCTGTTGAACTTATGAAGTCACTACCGACGTATTCGACAGAGGTCGACGAAAGCGTTTTGAAGCAATACATGTAAAGAAAGGAAGTAAGAAATGGCAAGAGGAGACATGAGATATGCAACAACCGAGATACGTCCATCCGGTGCAGAGATCTTAAACAGAGAGGTGTTCGAAGGAGTGCCAATGACTATTGATTTTACAGATGTCAGCACTACTGATAGTGATACCGGAGAGAAGGTTGTAAAGGCAGGAAGTGTAATTAGTGGAACAGGAACAGTAGTTGCAGCAACACCATGGACAGGCGGAGCTGGAATCTTGCTTTTTGATGTGTATGAGCATCGGCCACAAGGAACGATTCTTAAAAAGGCATACATTAACAAGTCAAGAGCAGAACAGAATGCAGGAATCACTTATGATGCAGACTTAACTAAGATCCTGCCTATGATCGTGGTTGAGTAAAAAAGGAGGAGCAATGGCAGTTTTAATTACAGATATTTATGATTCACAGGCAGTTGCCGTAAGACGTACACAAGATCCAAGTAATGCCATGGGCTTTGTCGGAAAGGCTTTTTTTCCGAACAGAAAGAAGTTGGGCTTATCGTTAAAATGGATTAAGACACACAAAGGCTTAAATGCCATCTTAAAGCCAAGTAATTTTGATGCAATTCCGATGATCAGAGTCCGTGAGGGATTTAAGCAAGAGTCTACACAGATGGTCTTTTTCCGTGAGAGCATGACTGTACGTGAGGAAGATTTAATGCGACTTATGGAGATTGAAGATGCTAATAGTCCATTTATCGGAGACATTATATCATCAATTTACAATGATGCTGCAAGGCTCATTGATGGTGCAGAAATTGCTGCAGAAGTAATGCGAATGGCACTGCTTGCGCCAAAGGACGGAAAACCATCTATCGCAATAGGAACCGGGGAGCCAGAGAGTGACAATATGGTTTATGGCTACGATTACGATAGCGATGGAACATATAAGCAAAAGCATTATTTAAAAGTCCAGGGCACTGATACGTGGGATCATCCTGACACAGCAAAGCCGTTAAAAGACGTTCAGCAGGGCACAAAATATTTAAAGTCAATTGGAGTACTTCCTCGCTATGCAATGATGAACAGTACTACTTTTGATTACCTCGTTGAGAACGAGCAGATCAAGAACGCTTTAATTACTTCTTCCGGCAAGACGGTTGATTTTACCGATGAAGCAACCGTTAAGGAGATCTTTACACGAAAGACAGGTCTGACGCCTATCATTTACGACAAGATGTACATTGACTACAAAGGAGAGACCCAAAAGTTTTACCCGGATGACAAAGTAACCATAATCGGCGCAGGAACACTAGGATCAACATATTATGGTGTAACACCAGAAGAGCGTACATTGATGTCGAATAAAAATGTGGATGTTGCCATGCTTGATAACCGCATTGCAATTGCGACCAAAACCGAGCAGGGACCACCTATTAAGACTACAACTAGCGTATCACAGATCGTGCTTCCATCATATGAGGGCATCGACAGCACATTTGTAATTGACGTCAAATAATGAAATTCGATCACATGATCAAGTTTGGGGGAATCTACTATGCAGCTGGCGAAGACGTCCCAATGGAAGAAAAAAACGATGCCCTAGAGATTGACGTCCCGATGGAAGAGAAAATCGAAATTCCAGAGTTGCAAGTTGATGATGAGCCAAAGCGAAGAGGTAAGAAACCAAAAGCTGTTTGATGGAGGTGAGAAAGTATGAGCTATACAGACAACCTTGCAGACGAGCTTTTTTTTGATTTGCAAGTTGAGCTTTCAAATGATGAAGAAGGCGGCAGCTTTTCGGAATCGCTACTCAAGCAAAAAATCAAAAGTGCAATTAGAGAGGTTCGAGACAAAAGAAGATATCCACTTGGATACACGGACGGAATGATTGCACAAGATTTAGACAGGTACTATAGCCAGATCCGAAATTTGGCTTTGTACGATTATAACTCGATTGGCTTTGAGGGCGAGAGTCAGCACAGTGAGGATTCCATTCAACGAACAATGGTAGACAGAAAAACGTTGTTCGCTGGAATAATACCGTTAGCAACAGTCTAAGGTCTAAGAAGGATGTTCGCCAGTGTGTTTGCAATGCTTGTGAATACGCTGGCAGGGTGCATATTAAAGCGGCGGTGGGCAATATGCAAAAATATAAGCAGGAGATATAAAGATGCAAGAATTTTTATTACAAACATACACGATCATCCTTCCGATTGCTTTAGGATACATTGTTTGGCTTCTGCAGCAACAGAAGAAAGACAAGAACGCGAATGAGAGAGGAACCATGCTGTTATTGCGTGTGCAACTGATCGAGTATCACACAAAATACATGCGGCTAGGGGAGATACCATCCTATGCTTATCAGAACTTCGAGGAAATGTATGAAGCCTATCATGATTTGGGCGGAAACGGTATGGTTAAAAAGATGTATGAAGAGATCAAAGAGTTACACATCAAGAGTGGAGGAGGTAAATAAAATGGATATATCGAGCATGACTACCGTGATTGCGATTGTAGTTATTTGCTATTTAATTGGGCTTGCAGCCAAGACAATTCCAGCAGTAAAGGATAATTACATTCCGGTCATTGTGGGTGCTTTTGGCGGCATTCTGGGAGCCTTAGGAATGTATGTCATACCAGACTTCCCAGCGCAGGATATTCTGAATGCAATTGCTGTCGGCATTGTATCAGGTTTGTCCAGCACTGGTGTCAATCAGGTATACAAGCAGTTAAAAGATGGCACGGACAAGTAGAAGAAATCGCCAACAGATGTGGTATTCGTACCAAGTCGGGAAAGCGCCTGGATATCTGAGAGATGAAAACGGTGACATTCAGTATGAGAGCTATGTTGGAGCTGATGGGGAAGTATATTTTTATACCGATGACGAAGGTAAAAAAATCCCAAAAGAAAGCGGTGAAATGGAAGTGCTTTACAGCAATCCTATAAAGTTTTGGGGGACAATCACATCACAGCTAAAAAACGCTGTCATGCGAGCATGGGGCAGTGATAGTACAAACAATTATGCTACGCTCATCTTAGCTAAACATGCAAAAGACTCTAACGGAAACAAACTTAGCTTGCCGTTTGGAGCAAGAATCTGGCTACACTCAGAAATCAAAACGAAACCAAATGGATCACCAGACGAAAATTCGGCTGATTATCAAGTGAGTGGAATCATGAATGAAGCACTGAATGAAACGTCTTACTATCTGCAGGTATTGCAGCAAAACGAGGAAAAAACCTAATGGCAAAGGCTTTGGAAATAAAGGTGAGCGGAATAGATGAAGCCATAAGGATGTTGGAACGTTACCAGAAAACGTTCCAAGCGCGAGTAGAGCTTTTCATGAAGAAGCTTACTGATTACGGAGTTGAAAAAGCAACAGAAGAAGTCTTGACGATGGACGCGGTATTTACTGGTGAACTTGTAAATAGTATTCACTCAACCGAGATAGAGAGCAACGCAGAGCGAGTTATCTTTGCAGTAGAAGCTGATTCAGAACATGCTATCTATGTAGAGATGGGAACAGGAATTATAGGTGCTACTACTCCGTATCCAGGCAAGCTCCCGGCTATTTATGCGCAAGGGAAAACAATTAGAAAAACGGCAGATGGTAGATATGGTTGGTATTATCTGGGGGGAGATGGTAAGTGGTACTTTACAGAAGGTATGCCGTCAAGACCATTCATGTATCATGCCTCAACACAAATGAGACATAATATTGAAAGAATTGCAAGGGAGGTGTTTGGATAGTGGCTCAGAATCAATGGGTCATCGACCTTGAGAGCAAGGTATTATCCCTTGTGAAAGGCAAGACATACAACAAGCTAAAGAAAAGATATCCGCAGATAATGTACACCACCTCAAATATAAGCAATGATTCGCAGCGTAATTTTCCCTGCGTGTACGTCCATGAGTTGGGTGGAAGCGAAGCAAACTCCGATTTGGAACGCACGAGAATCAACACTATAGTGGCAGGATTCCAAATTGAAGTGTATAGCAACACTTCGCAGCTAGACTGCCGAACCATAATGGCAGAAATTATGGACTGCCTAAAAAAACTTATGTTTGATGTAAAAATGTCACCATATGCGGACAATCAATCACCAATATATCGTTATGTAGCACGCTTTGAAAGAACATTTGATTGGAATGATATTTTTTAAGCTCCATCGGCAAGATGGGGCTTTTTTAGTAGGAGGAATACAAAATGGCAGTAGGTTTAAAAAGTAGAATCATCTACAGAGAAAAGACAAAGGAAGATGGCGCAACCGATTACTGGGCAGGTGAATATAAGCTCTTGATTAGAGCAAAATCAATTCCATCACCTTTCGGCACTGTCAACATGGTTGATACATCAACCTTGGAAGATTTGATAGAGACTCAGGAACAGGGAAGAAGAGCAGCTGCATCAATGGAAGTACCAGGTGCATTTGAAAAAAAATATAAGGATGAACTAGTTAAAAACGAGGGAAAACAATTAGATATCTGCATCCTTTACGGCACAGATGGAAAAGGTTCAGAAGGAATTGTGGCTTTTGTAGGAACAGAATCTTTCGCACCAGACGAGGCAACAGAAGATCACCTCACAGGAACAGCAACAATTGCCACAGTAACCGTTCCAAGGTGGATCGAGGATAGTTACACCGTATCTGTAACAGAAGATGAGAATGGTTATCCAACATCAATTACACTGGCAAAGAAAGAAATGTAACAGCTATATTCGGGAAGCGTGAGCTTCCCGTTTTTTGTTTAAAGGAGAATGAATTATGAAATTTATGAATTACGAAATTAAGTTTGGAATCGAAGCAACTACAAAGAGCGGAATTTTAAAGAAGATTAAAGAAGTTCAACAGTCCAGTGGTGATGAAGTTCAACAGTCCAGTGGTGATTTTATTGACGATATCGAAATGATGCTTAATATGGTTCCAGAGTTTTTGCTTGTGGGACTGCAAAAAAGACATAAGGATGAGTTTGGGTATGATTACAACACAAATAAAGGCAAGGAAGAGGCAACAGCAAAGGTATGCGAATTGATTGATGAGTATACCGATCAGGAAGATTCGAGTATCAAAGAGCTGTTTGAAGAGCTGCTAAAAGAGGTGATGCAGAATGGTTTTTTCAAGAAGGAAGTTCTGCAGATGAAAGCGGAGAAAGAAGTGAAAGAGCAAAAAACAGAGTAATAGATCCAATTGATTATTACGATGAAAAGCTACTTCCGTATTTTTTGTGTGTTACGCAACAATACGGCTTTACTGCTGAAAAAATAGGCGATATGTGTCCGTGCGAGTTAAAACCATATGAACTTGCTTACAAGCTGCATCAGCAGCAAGTCGATATGCAAAACCACATGCTTGGCAGGTACGTGAGAATGTCTATCTTATCAACACTGGGTAACAGCCAGTGGTTCAAAGGTAAGCATACACCGCCGTTTGAATATCCAGATATGCCTTTCTTGCAACAGGAGGTAAAGAAAAGCAAAAACGGCAATGCGGAGTCAAATGAGGAAATCGCAGTGTACGAGATGAAGCAAAGAATCAGGCAGCTTGAAAAGCAAGGCTTGCCAGAAAGCCCGATCTAAGGGAGGAGGGATAAAATGAGTGAGGTAAATATTGATTCGATACGGATTGAAGCCAAAACAAATATCAAAGAAGCTATATCTGATATTGAAGCACTGAAGCAATCCCTAACCGGATTGGGCGACAACAAAAGCGGAATTGACCGCTACTCAACATCTGTAAATGGGTTAACGCAAAGATTAACGCGACTGACAGGGATAACCAACAAGGCAGGAATTGCAGCGGTTGAGAAATCTGTAAGAGAGCTGGCAGAAGCATCTATTAAGCTTAACAACTTACAACTTAACGAAAAGAAGGGTTCAATTTTTTCCGAGGACACATGGAAAAGGGCCATGGATAACGTAGAAAGTGCGATGGAAAACGTAAAAAATACTATCGCACAGAACGTTAAGGAGATCAGGCAGCTTGACGGTGTTGAAAAGGCTTTTGATAACTATATCAAAAAAGCCCAAAACATAAAAATTCCGATTGGCGTAAAGAATGATTTAAGTACAGATAGAGAATTTGCAAATCTGCGAAGTGTACTTGGAAAGAATTTTTCCACAACAAATAGTGGTACAGATTTTGTAACGTTCATAGATGATATGAATAAATCAATAAATACCACATTTGATACTACAAAAAACGCAACAGATCTGTTCAAGGATGTAGTGGAGCGTTTAAGGGATATACGCAAGGAAGCTGTGATGACATCACAGGATGTTATCAAAAACGGCTTAATTCCAGTACAAGAGATTGAATCTGAGCTGTCAAAGTTTGCCGCAAAAGACATTCCCAACCTTAGCGAGAAGTATGGAATAACTGAAAACGATGTTTATGGTGGCAAAAAGCTATCGGAAAATAGTGAAGCAGGAAGCGTAAAAGAAGTCGCAAGCGCCATCGGGCAGAAGACTAGGGCATTTGAAAAAGAACAACAGACTGTAACCGATGTTGTGAACAGTGAAATGAAAGACCTTATCAATTTAAGGTCAACCATCGAATCTGTTACAAGTGCTGTAGGGGATGGAAAAGGTCTGGCAGGAGCATTCAAGGGGCTTAAAGAACTTGGCTTGGGTGAACTGGCTTCTTTGAAAAATATTGATTTCTCTGGAATTGCAAAGCTGAACAGGGAAAATTTAAAATCAATAATCGGAAAAGAACATACTGGACTATCAGATGCAGAAAAGAACATCATTCAAAACGCAGCGAATAAAGCCACTGCGCCAGAGAGCGTGCCGTGGTTAGAAGACTATAAAAATCTGATACAGCAAGCAAGGGAAGAAAGTCAAAAGTTTTTAGGTGAATTTTACGTTCCTGAGAGTGTTGAAGAGCTTCAAACTGAATTTGTGGGAATTTCAAAAGAGATAGTACGTTTGAAAGAAAACATGCAAGAAGCATTGAGAACTCTTGATACTGATGGTGTATCACAGATGGTTAATGACTTGTCGCAAGCGATAGCTTATGCGAATGATTTATCAACTATTGCAGCTCAAAAAGGTATAACACTTAGACAGCCAAAAAGTGAATGGCAAGAGTATCCACTAAGCAGTTTTCCAGAAGAACTTCGTGGCAATGACTTATCAAACGCAATGAGCCAAACTGCGAGGGAAACAAGCAACGCTTCAAACCAATTAAGACAATACAATGAAGATGTATCAAAAGTAATCAGAACAGAACAGACATTTAAAGATGCCTTGACTGCTGCTGCACAAGAGCCACCAATATTTAGAGACATACCAGAGGATATCAACAGATTGAACCGAAACATGCAAAAATTGCCACTTAGCCTATCCCAGTTAAAATCAGATATAAGTGATTTGGCAGGCATCATGGGTGGATTTGTAGGAAAGGCGATATCTGTTGCAGGTGCAATTGGCAAAATAGGATCTTTTGCAACAAAAGTAAACAAGCAGATATTGTCGTTCACAAAAGACTTTGCAAAGCTATCATGGGAGTTTTTGAATTTTGGTTCAAGCAAAAACGCATTATCTGGGCTAAAGAGTCCATTTGGCCAGTCCTCAGCCAGTCTTGGAGACTTTAACAAGAAATTAAAGCACGGAATTACAACTGTGTTGCGCTACGGTTTTGGAATCCGGTCTTTGTACGTACTGTTTAACAAGCTACGATCAGGAATCAAGGACGGAATCAACAACCTTGTTGTGTTTAGCGATAGGGCAAATAAGAGCTTGTCATTGCTGACATCTGACATGTCATATGTTGGAAATAGTGTGGCTGCGGCATTTGAACCAATACTGAATATTGTTGCACCAGTTATTGACCAAATTGTTGATTATGCAGTTGCAGGAATCAATGCCGTAGGTGCTTTTATAGCATCAATAACAGGTCAAACATCATACACAGTGGCTGTAAAAAACATCAAAGACTATCGCGACAGTTTAAACGGAACAGCATCTGCAGGTGATGCAGCAAGTGACGCAACTGATAAGTTAAAAGACAAGACCGATGAGTTAAAGCGTGAGTTAATGGGATTTGATGAAATCGAAAAATTTTCGGAAGATCTCGATAACGCAGCTAACAGCGGTTCAGGAAGTGGAAGTGGAAGTGGTTCTGGAAACGGCTCAGGAACGGAAGATCCTATACTTTTTACAAAAAAGGATATACCAGGAGCGGTATCTAACTTTGCAGACCTCGTAAAGGATGCTTGGGCGAAATCCGATTTTACTGACATCGGTAAAATAGTTGGAACGAAACTCCGTGACGCACTTGATTCCATTGACTGGGAGCCAATCAAGGAGCAGGCAAACAAAATTGCCAAAGTCACAGGAACATTTATAAACGGCTTTTTTGAGACGGAAGGTCTTGATAAGAGCGTTGGAAGAACGCTTGGAGAAGCGGTCAACACAGCTGTAGGTGCAATCAATACCTTTGTTGATACAACTCACTGGACATCAATTGGCGAATTTATGTCAGGTGGGCTTAGAAATGCGATAGCTACTATTGATTGGGATGGCCTTGGAAAGACTCTGAATGCCAAATACAAGGCTTTGTGGAGCTTCCTTGATGGATTTGTAGTAGATATGTCTAAGATCAATTTTAGCGGCACTACAGGGTGGCAGGAAGCAGGTAATGCACTTGCAAGTACAATCAATAGCATTTTTGCAGATAGAGACTACACAAAAACTGGGCAAACCATTGCGACTGGAATTAATGGAATCACATCTGCGCTAACAACAGGAATAGAAGGAATTGATTTTAATTCAATATCAAGAAATTTTTCAGACGGAATCAACAGCGTATTTTACAAGGTAGATTGGCAAGCAATCGGCACAATGCTATCCGATGGAATAAATACAGCAACTTCATCATTGCTGACTTTCTCGGTAACGGTTGACTGGAAAAGAATAGGCTCAGAGCTTGCAAGTTCTGCAAATACTTTTTTGGCTAAGACTGATTTTAGCCAAGCAGGAAAAGCGCTAGGCCAGGCATTTAAAGGTGCACTATCCGCAATTAACGAGTTTGCAGCAACATTTAACTGGCGCAGCCTAGGAATTGACATCAACAATTTTATCAAAGGGATAAACTGGATGGGTATTTTAAAGACCTCCGCAAATGTAGTTGCAAATACATTCTTTGGATTGTTTGAAACTGCTTGGGCGGCTGTTTTTGGTGGACCCGATACAAAGTATACAGCTATCGCAGACAATCTGAATAAAGCGCTTTCAAAACTTAAAATCGAATGGCCAGCAATGGAACAGGAAGAAATTGAGAAATTTGAAAACGTTTCCATAATTGTTGATAAGTTCCTTGAACTGAATGAGAAGTTGAAAAAGAACGGAAGCCTATCCGAGACAGACATGTCACTATTTAAAACCTACTATGACCAAATTGTAGAGTATGCACCGCAAGCCGCAAAACTAATAGGTGAAGTGGGAACAGCTTATGAAGGCACAGATCAGGCTTTAAAAGCATTGATAGCAAGCCAAAAGAATGCGGCTATTGCAGAAGGCTTTAAAACTGCAATGTCAGACGCGGCTAAAGTTATGGCTGATTCAGCTATTGCTCTTAATGGTGCAGTAGATGAACTTGTAAGTAGTGTAATCACAAATAAGGACAGCGTGTTCTCGTACTGGAATCAGTTAATGGGCGGAAATGGCACAATGGCAGAAATGACAAAAACCATGGATAGCCTGTTCAAAAAAATGCGCGAAGGAAAATACGATGTCGATAGCTTGCAAGGATCAGAAGCAATTTTAGCTCATGCGATAGGCTTAACAAGCAACAGTCTGCAAGAGAAAATGCTAAACGTGGATAGGTTAACAACCACTTTGAACAAGTCAGAAACAGAGCTTGACAAAATGAGCGAAGCTTCAACCAGATACTCAGCCGAGATTGATACAGCAAGCATAAAGACAGAATCATTTGGCACCAACCTTGGAAAAATAAAATTCACAGGTGTTTGGAAATCTTTAAAAGATGAATTGAAAAATACGTTAGATGATGTAACAGAAACACTTAAACGTGATGATTTTACGTTAGGAATCAGCAATACCTTAACTGACATGTTTGATCAGAAATTTAAAGTGAATTTAAAGGCAGGATCACTTGATACCAGTGAGCTTACCCAAAAAGACAAGACAATCCAAGGTGCATCAGCAAATGTTGTGAGTGCTAAAAATGCACTTCCAGACTATGCAAAAAAACTTGATTTGGTAGCAAATTTGACAAGCAAACAAGATTCAATTGCCGATAGAGTGATCAGCGGATTAACGGGTTGGATGACAGATTTCCAGAACAGAGTT